AAGAGAATGATAACAACTCAAGCAACTATATATTAACAGCAAGCAATAACTTAATAAATAAGGTTAAAGAGAATGATAATAATGCAAGCAACTATATTTTAACTGCGAGCAATAACTTAATAAATAAAGTGAAAGAGAATGATAACAACTCAAGCAACTATATATTAACAGCAAGCAATAACTTAATAAATAAGGTTAAAGAGAATGATAATAATGCAAGCAACTATATTTTAACTGCGAGCAATAACTTAATAAATAAGGTGAAAGAGAATGATAATAATGCAAGCAACTATATTTTAACTGCGAGCAATAACTTAATAAATAAAGTTAAAGAAAACGATAATAACACAAGCAATTACATCTTTTATACAAGCAATAATATTTCAAAGAGAATTACTGATTTAACTACTGATATGATTACAGAGAATACAACCGCTGCTAACAAATTTATAGTTAATAATAGCTATAATAATAATTTAGAACTTAATGGAACTTTAACTATCAATTCTAATTTAATAGTTTTAGGAGATAGCACACAACTGGACACAATAGTATATACAACTGAAAGATTAGAAGTGGTAAATGCTAATAATACAACAACCGCTTTAATGGTGCAACAAAAAGGAAATAGCACAGATATATTTGCAGCTTCTAATCTAACAACTAATGTTTTCAATATTGCCACTAATGGAGATGTTAATATTCTTGGTATTTATAGAAAAAATAATAGAGATGTATTTTTTGATACAAGTAATTATATATTAACAGCAAGCAATAACTTAATAAACAAAATAAAAGAGAATGATAACAACTCAAGCAACTACATACTAACAGCCAGTAATAACTTAATAAATAAAGTTAAAGAAAACGATAACAACTCAAGCAATTACATATTAACAGCAAGCAATAACTTAATAAACAAAATAAAAGAGAATGATGAAAATTCAAGCAACTATATATTAACAGCAAGCAACAACTTAATAAACAAAGTTAAAGAGAATGATAACAACTCAAGCAATTACATATTAACAGCAAGTAATAACTTAATAAACAAAGTTAAAGAGAATGATAACAACTCAAGCAACTATATATTAACAGCAAGTAATAACTTAATAAACAAAGTTAAAGAGAATGATAACAACTCAAGCAACTATATTCTAACAGCAAGTAATAACTTAATAAACAAAGTTAAAGAGAATGATGAAAATTCAAGCAACTACATATTAACAGCAAGCAACAACTTAATAAACAAGGTTAAAGAGAATGACAATAACTCAAGCAATTATATACTAATAACAAGCAATTTAATTTCTAAAAGAATTACTGATTTAACTACTGATATGATAACTGAAAATATAAGTGCTGCTAATAAATTTATAGTTAATAACAGATATAATAATAATTTAGAACTTAATGGAACTTTAACTATTAACTCAAATTTAATAGTTTTAGGCGATAGCACACAACTGGACACAATAGTATATACAACTGAAAGATTAGAAGTGGTAAATGCTAATAATACAACAACTGCTTTAATGGTTCAACAGAAAGGTAATAGCACTGATGTATTTGTAGCATCAAATTTAACAACTAATGTTTTTAATATAGGCACTAATGGAGATGTTAATATTCTTGGTATTTATAGAAAAAATAATAGAGATGTCTTTTTTGATACAAGCAACTACATATTAACTGCCAGCAATAACTTGATAAATAAAGTTAAAGAAAACGATAACAACTCAAGCAACTACATATTAACTACAAGCAATAACTTGATAAATAAAGTGAAAGAGAATGATAACAACTCAAGCAACTATATATTAACAGCCAGCAATAACTTGATAAATAAGGTTAAAGAAAATGACGAGAACTCAAGCAACTATATTTTAACAGCCAGTAATAACTTAATAAATAAAGTTAAAGAAAACGACGAGAACTCAAGCAACTACATATTAACAGCCAGCAATAACTTGATAAATAAGGTGAAAGAGAATGACGAAAACTCAAGCAACTACATACTAACAGCAAGTAATAACTTAATAAACAAAGTTAAAGAGAATGATAACAACTCAAGCAATTACATATTAACAGCAAGTAATAACTTGATAAATAAGGTTAAAGAAAACGATAACAACTCAAGCAACTATATATTAACAGCAAGCAATAACTTAATAAATAAAGTTAAAGAGAATGACGAAAACTCAAGCAACTACATATTAACTGCAAGCAATAACTTGATAAATAAAGTGAAAGAGAATGATAACAACTCAAGCAACTACATATTAACTGCCAGCAATTTAATTTCCAAAAGAATTACTGATTTAACTACTGATATGATCACAGAAAATATAAGTGCAGCTAATAAATTTATAGTTAATAACAGATATAATAATAATTTAGAACTTAATGGAACTTTGACGATTAACTCCAATTTAATAGTTTTAGGCGATAGCACACAACTGGACACGATTGTATATACAACTGAAAGATTAGAAGTGGTAAATGCTAATAATACAACAACTGCTTTAATGGTGCAGCAGAAAGGTAATAGCACTGATGTATTCGTAGCATCAAATCTAACAACTAATGTTTTTAATATAGGTACTAATGGAGATGTTGATATTCTTGGTATTTATAGAAAAAATAATAGAGATGTCTTTTTTGATACAAGCAACTATATTTTAACAGCGAGCAATAACTTGATTAATAAGGTTAAGGAAAACGACACGAATACAAGCAACTTCATATTATCCACAAGCAATATCCTAAGCGATCGCTTATATACTCTTGATCAGCTTACGAGCAATATCGTAAATAATAGCATTGCAACTCTAAATTCTACTGTAAGTGAAAACGACACGAATACAAGCAACTTCATATTATCTACAAGCAATATCCTAAGCGATCGCTTATATACTCTTGATCAGCTTACGAGCAATATCGTAAATAATAGCATTGCAACTCTAAATTCTACTGTAAGTGAAAACAATACTAATACAAGCAACTTCATATTATCTACAAGCAATATCCTAAGCGACCGCTTATATACTCTTGATCAACTTACGAGCAATATCGTAAATAATAGCATTGCAACTCTAAATTCTACTGTAAGTGAAAACAATACTAATACAAGCAACTTTATATTATCTACAAGCAATATCCTAAGCGACCGCTTATATACTCTTGATCAACTTACGAGCAATATTGTAAATAATAGCATTGCAACTCTAAATTCTACTGTAAGTGAAAACAATACTAATACAAGCAACTTTATATTATCTACAAGCAATATCCTAAGCGACCGCTTATATACTCTTGATCAACTTACGAGCAATATTGTAAATAATAGCATTGCAACTCTAAATATAGAAGTTAGTGAAAACAACACTAATACAAGCAATTTTATATTATCCACAAGCAATATCCTAAGCGACCGTCTATATACTCTTGATCAACTAACAAGCAATATTGTAAATATTAGCATTGCAACTCTAAATTCTACTGTAAGTGAAAACAACACTAATACAAGCAACTTCATATTATCTACCAGCAATATCCTAAGCGACCGTCTATATACTCTTGATCAGCTTACAAGCAATATTGTAAATAATAGCATTGCAACTCTAAATTCTACTGTAAGTGAAAACAACACTAATACAAGCAACTTCATATTATCCACAAGCAATATCCTAAGCGATCGCCTATATACTCTTGATCAACTTACCAGTAATATTGTTAATAATAGCATTGCAACTCTAAATTCTACTGTAAGTGAAAACAACACTAATACAAGCAACTTTATATTATCTACAAGCAATATCCTAAGTGATCGTCTATATACTCTTGATCAACTTACAAGCAATATTGTAAATAATAGCATTGCAACTCTAAATATAGAAGTTAGTGAAAACAATACTAATACAAGCAACTTCATATTATCCACAAGCAATATCCTAAGCGATCGCCTATATACTCTTGATCAGCTTACAAGCAATATCGTAAATAATAGTATTGCAACTCTAAATTCTACTGTAAGTGAAAACAATACTAATACAAGCAACTTCATATTATCCACAAGCAATATTATTTCAAAGCGAATAACTGATTTAACTACTGATATGATTACAGAAAATATAAGTGCAGCTAATAAGTTTATAGTTAATAACAAGTATAACAATAACCTTTTTGTTAATGGAGATTTAACTATAAATTCTAATTTAATAGTTCTTGGTGATAGCACACGACTTGAAACAACTGTATATACTACTGAGAGACTTGAAGTAATTAATGCAAACAATAATTCAACCGCTTTAATGGTGCAGCAGAAAGGTAATAGCACTGATATACTTGTAGCTTCAAATCTAACCACAAATGTATTTAATATTGGCGCAAATGGCGATGTTAATATTCTTGGCATTTATAGAAAAAATAATAGAGATGTCTTTTTTGACACAAGCAATTATGTATTAACTGCAAGTAATAACTTGATAAATAAAGTGAAAGAGAATGATAATAATTCAAGTAATTATATTTCAATAGTTAATGATAATTTAATTTACCAAATAAATGAGCTTAATGATGCACAGCTCAACTATGTATTATCTACAAGTTCAAATTTAGGTGATGGCTTAACGGCTGTGATTTATAATATGAATATAAATGACAGAAGTATAAGTAATTATGTGCTAACCACAAGCAATGTTATACAGCGACGAATAAATGAGATAACAACTGATAAAATTGTAGAGGGCTCAAATAATAAATTTATAATACAAAATAAATATAATAGTAATCTTGAGATTAATGGAAACCTTGTTATTAATTCAAACCTTGTAGTAAATAGCTTGGCGACATTAAACAATAATTTAAATATTACTGGAGATGTTAATTTTACAGGCGATTTATACAAAAATGGTATGGTTTATCCTAATGGCAAAACATATACCGGAAGTTCCTCTATATTATCTCAATATAGCCCTATACAAACACAATTCAGTATGTATAAAAATGTAGTTGAGAAATCTGGCAGCGGCTGGCAATTTATAGATAATAATATTAATATTATAGATGATAAAGTTCAGGGTTTCTGCGTTCGCATTAAACCGAACCATTATTCATCAAAAATTCTAATTAATTTAAATTGTCATATAGGTATTGACTATGGGACTGATGCAAGATGGTGGGGACTCCGCTTATATCGCAAGATTGGCGAAGCAGGTGAATGGACGCACATTTCAAATGCTGATGGCACTGATTACAATAATAACAATGGGACTACTTGCTGGCTGTCGCATAATTTAGGCGCGGATTCAAGCACACATTCCTATTTTATAGCAAATATATCAGGAGCATATTATGATATCCCTGGCATATCTGAAGACTATATCTATTATACTGCAAAATGGTGCTCATTACTTGGCGATAACACGCAAAATGGTAAGTTATATTTAAATAGACCAGCTATAATAAACTCTTTAAATGCTCCTATTGTTTCTTCATCTTGGAATGTAAGCGAAATATGGCAGCTGGAAACATCCTATTTCCCTAAGGGCGGTATCGTAACAAAGTATACACCTACCCAAACACAATTCAATATATATAAAAATGTTGTAGAAAAATTAAGTGGCGGCTGGCAGTTTATAGATAACAATACCGATATTGTCAATAATAATATCCAAGGTTTCTGTGTACGCATCAGACCAAGCCATTATACTTCAAAAATATTACTTAATTTAACTTGCCATATAGGTATTGATTATGGAACTGACGCGAGATGGTGGGGTCTTCGGTTATATCGCAAGATTGGCGAAACAGGTGAATGGACGCACATAACAGACGCCAATGGTAATAATTATAATGACGGGACTCCCTGCTGGCTCTCGCATAATTTAGGAGCAGAGTCAAGCACATATTCGTATTTTATTGCAAATGTTTCTGGAGCTTACTATGATATGCCTAATGCAATGGATACATATGTGTATTATACAGTGCAGTGGTGTTCGCAATTAGGAGATATCGCGCAAAATGGCAAGCTATATTTAAATAGACCGGCGACCTATAATAGCTCTAATAGCGCTGTCCTCTCATCATCTTGGAATGCCCAAGAAATATGGCAATTAGAAACTACATTTATCCCTAAGAATGCGGTTATTTGTCAAAATATGTCAATACAGACATTGTTTAATATATATAGGAATATTGTTGTTAAAACAGGATATGATTGGCAATTTATAGATAATAATATTAATATTATTAATGAAAAGATTCAAGGTTTCTGTGTTCGTATTAAACCTACGCATCCTTCGTCAAAGGTATTAGTGCATATATCTTGTCATATAGGTATTGATTATGGGACTGATGCGAGATGGTGGGGGCTACGCTTATACCGCAAGATAGGCGAAGCAGGTGAGTGGACGCATATATCTGAAGCTGATGGAAATAATTTAATAGATAACCAGGGGACTTCGTGCTGGCTCTCGCATAATTTAGGAGCTGAGTCAAGCACATCCTCGTATTTTGTAGCGAATATTTCGGGTTCATTCTTTGACTTACCAGGAACATCCAGCGACTTCGTATATTATACTGCTAAATGGTGCTCAATATTAGGAGACAATTCGCATGAGGGCAAGATATATTTAAATAGACCGGCCTATTACAATAATTCTAACAGTGCGGTCCTTTCTTCATCTTGGAACGCTCAGGAAATATGGCAATTAGGGACGCCCTATGAACCTGCTGAATATTCTATAATAAATATTTTTAATAATAATAATGTTGGTATAGGCAATACAAATCCTATATGTAAATTAGATGTTAATGGAACTATTAATGCTATTAATTATTCTACTATAAGTGATAGGCGGTTTAAAAAAGATGTTCGGCCAATTGATAGTTCGCTTGAGTTAATTAATAGAATAAGCCCAGTATCTTACTTAACAATAGAGCAAAATGAAGGAGATAGAAAGAATTATGGTTTTATAGCTCAAGATTTACACAGTATAATTCCCGAAGCTGTTAATGTGCCTGCAAATGAAAGCAACAAGTATACTATTGAGTATATGTCAATAATACCACTATTAGCCAAGTCTATCCAAGAATTATCTGAAAAAATAAATAACCAGCAGAAAACCATTGATGATTTAAATGATAAGCTAAATAATATAAATAATATAAGTAATTAATTATCTCCTAATCTATTTTTTTTATATTATATAATATTATATAATGACTGAAAAAAACGAAGATAATAGGAGTGAATATAAGATGTCGCATAATTTATCATTTAAGATAGAAAAATTGTTATCAAAAACAGAAGCATTAGTTCTATTATGCAGTAAAGCGAGTGGATATTGGAGTATGATTAAATTCGCTTTTAATATACCCTTAGTTCTTACCTCAAGTGCTATGTGTATAATTAACTCAATTAGTGAAGATGCTAACGAAGTAAAGATACCAAACATCGTCGTTAATGCTATTAGTGTTTTAATTATGTCTCTTAATAATTCTATAAAAGCAAGCGAAAAATGCGATCTATTCCGTAGATTAGGACAACAATTCTTATTATTAGCAGGGCAAATAGAAAATGATGACGAAATAACAGATAATGAATTTAGTTTATTAGCATTAAAATATGAAAACCTCATAAATGATATATTATTTGAAGAAATACCTAACAGATATAAGATGCAAGTTGTTGAAAGTTTTAAAGACAGGCATTTGCCATTGCAACTTAATGGAACAATAGGTAATAATACAATTTTTAAAAAAACTAATTCAGCTGAGATTGTAATAAGACAACAGAATGCGATGAATGTATAATATCATATACAAAGTAAATTTTAATCATTATCTATATCATTATCATCATATATATTATAATTATCATTATCTTTGAAATTATAATCATCATCCTTTTCTTCATCCTTATAGGCATCATCTATATCTCCGTCATTACCACCAGCATCGCCAGCATTACCACCAGCATCTCCATCATTACCATCATTACCTCCAGCTTCATCGCCGTCATTGACATTATATACATCCTTTATTATACCAGCTGCTTTAACTTGTCTGCGAATTTCATTTTCTTCAATATCCAAGTTTTGATTTTCTTTTAATTTTTTATTTTTATATTCTTCGCGTTTTTCATTAATAAATATAGCTATCTCTTCGGGAGTAAGGAATCTGTTATATTTTCCATCTAAATAGAGTTTTAAATATTCATAGAGTTCCTCAGCATTATATGTAATAAAATCGCTTGGTATATTTTCAACACCTGATAAATCAGGAAAATTGAGAGAATTACTTATAATTAGTATATTAATTGTATTTATTAAGTCAGCATTCTCATCGTTATAATATTTAATTTTATTTAAATTATAGAGATGTTTATTAATCATCTTCTTTATAACTTTAATGGATTTCATAATCTTAGCTTTTAATACTTCGTTCTCATTGTATTTGGTGGATGAATTGACATTAACATATAATATTCTACATATATTAAGTAATATTTCTTTATAATTAATATATTTACAATTTAGGAAGTCGCTTCCAATATTCTTCTTCACCTTTTTAAGTCGCAAAATATTCTCAGTAATTACAGCTTCAATTGGGTCTATCTCGTAATTTATTAGATTGTCTATTAAATTATCAGGCAATAGCTCAGATATACCACGCATACTTTCTAACCACTCATTAACACCATAATTATCTATGTCATAAATATATGGTTTATTTTTAATAAATTTAATATTTTTATGTTTTTCCTTAATTTCCTTTAAATATATATCATCGTCATTATCATCATTTGAAACAGCAGAATTTTCTTCCTCAATTCCAAAGTCATTATCTTCATTATCAACATCTTGTCGTCCCTTCTTCGCTTTCTTGTTCTTCTTCCTAATAATCTTTGGTGGTGAAAATCTTATATCGCGCTCTTTATTGATTAGACGGACTTTAGAATAAAGCTCTTTTAACTTGATTATCTCTGTGTTATTAGTAGTTTCAAAATCTGATATATCATTAAAATCTAAATCTAATTTACGAAGGCAACAGCCTTGTATATATTTATGTATTTTCTCATATTTTGCATTGTTATTAGGAGTGAATAGTAATTTATCTATATAATATTTTTCATCATCTGTATACTTTGATTTATCTATAGCGCATCTATTGGTCGTATGCTTCTTATTTAGCAGTTCTGTCAATATGTTAGCATCCTTATTCTTGTATTCTTCCTCTACAATAGATATTAAGGTTTTCCTCAATCCCTTGATATCTATCATATAATCATTTTCATCTTTGTATTTAAAGAAGTCGCTTATTAATTCTATAGCATAATATAATAACCCGTGTGTATTGAGTTTATCAATATGGTTTGGATTTAAATAGTTTAAATTTAGAGATATATTGTTTTTTAATATATTTTCTTGCGTATCTACAATCCAGAAGCAAACTGCATTATAGAATATTATATTAATAGTTTCTATAAACTTTTCATTAACCGTCTTAATTATATCTTTGTGGGTTTTATCTATATTCTTAGTTAATAATAAATGCAATGGTGTCAATTCAGCATATTTCTTTGCATATTTCTTTGCGTTCTCAATATCTATATTCTTTTTTTCAAATTCTTTTAAGTAATTCTCGTATCGCGTGGATACGCTGCGGTATTTCTTAAATAAATAATTAGATAATGCGTCGTAATCAATATCTATGTTTGCAATATCATTAATCTTCCTAATCATTTCAAGTATTATTTTTAATATCTCAATAAATCCCTTCTCATTTCTAAAGTTTATATTTGATATATATGTGTTCAAATTATAGGTATTCGCAACCCTATTAGCGGCAGCAGCTGTATCATTTATATCAGCGTCATTTGCTATACCCTTATTTTCATCGTCAATAATATCATCGTCATCTTGCACTCCCTCGTAGTCGTCTATGTCGTTTCCATCGCAAATAGCTTTGTTTTCCCTCTTAGATATAACATATTTTTTTCCGTCTTTATCATAATCAAATATATGTTCGCGCGAATGTACAAAAGCATTTTTAATATTATCACAATCTTCTTTAATATCCTCAAAATTTTCCTTGGCTTCTAAAATATTATTAATAGTTTCAAGAGCATTATCAATATTGATAGTTTTAATTGACATTTTGAGTTCTTCAATAACATCTTCAATTGTAATGCTATCCTCGTTTACCTGCTTTATAATGTCATAAATGTTATAATTTCGCAAAGGCTCAACATCGGTATAAATTATATCGCTTTTATATTTTGTTATAAGTTCCTTAGTTTTCTCAAGAAAAGAAACAATTTGTGTGGATATGTTAATAACTTTTAATGTCTTATCTATGTTATCAAAAAAAGTTAACTTTTTATTAATTAATACAGGGCGTTTTATTTTAAAACCTTTATGGATATTTTTCCGCTCTTTTTCATCATTTATAATAGAATACATATAGTCAGTTAAAACATTAAGATCTGCCTCAGTAATAAAGTCAAGCGAATAATCGTATTTTTTAAATATGTTATTAATATTACTATAATCAAGATAAAAACTCTCCTTGTTATTATTTATTTCACTAATAATAACACCTATATCCGGTCGCGTATTCTTAATTAACTGATATATATCTTTATAATTTGCCGATGATTTATAGTTAGTATTAACACTATTTAATAAATGCGATGCTACTTTGGCATACATATAGTCATCTGTGGTAGTTGTAGGAATCTTGTAATATGATCCTATAATAGGGAGACTAATATCATCGCTATCATTTATATCAAAGATATTCTCTATCTTATCCATCTGTTTGCATTTTATAACAGGGTAATCTTTGATGATTGGATAATATTTAGGGAAATCAGTATTTTTAAATTGGGGGTTGTCTGTAATAATAGTATTTGTATTATGCGTAGGCTTTAAGCGTATTAATGTAGATTTTCTATCATATGATATGCAAAACTTTCGCTTTACAAAGTCTTTAAGGTCGCTTTTGTTATTATATTTTTCTATAAAATTATAGGTAGCTTCCTTGCTATCGTCGTCTCCGTATTTTTCTATTTCTCCTTCAGCTGCAAAAATATAGTTTGTAAAATCTTTAATTTTACCATCATTACTTTCGCGATTTGCAAGTATTTCATAAAATAAACTTCTTAATAGGTCGGCTTTTTTTTTATTTTTAAAAAATATATATAGATGATTATATATTTCTTCTCTGTCCAAAGCAATAAATGAGGGATTTATTTTGCTCATTTCTTCAAAACTAAGTATCTCCGCATATTCAATATCATCTAACTCTTCATCAATATATTCAATATCTCTTAGATTTTCAGTATCCATTGCCATTTTGAACTTATGTTTCTATTTACTACAATAATATATATTATTATTATGTAAAAAAGTAAAGTAAGTATAAGTAAATTATCGCAAACTTAAATATTTTCAATAGCGAAGTTAGTCCATTCGTTTTTAATCTTGGATAATTCCTCTACGATGATTGAGCAATTTTCTTCAAGGAATGATGCGAATATCTTGGAACTTGTAGGATCGCTTACATTTTCCAAGGAGATGCGAATAATCATCAAAGATTTTAGCGGATGCGGGCAAATATAGCCAATATAAGTACAAGATATTTTGTCTTTGAATTTATTATTTTCCCTAATATAATTGCTATGAATATAGGATTGTATAATATTTCCTAAAGTGTCATCTTCGTCTTCAATAATAAATTCAAAAGTTCCTTCAATATCTTGAAATTGCTGAATTTTGACCTTCGTAGACCCTTCGCTATTTAATTCTTTTTTAAGTGCTTCAAGTTTATTAATAATGATATCTAAGGATTTTGATACTAAATATTTTGGCCCTATGTTATGATTTATGCTTTCAATATCAAACTTGAATCGCACAGGATCGCCATATTTATTTTTGTAATACGAGCGTTCCTTGTCCAAAATATTTTGTTTCTTGTCTGCCTCCTTAGGATCTTGTATATATGAGAAGTTTGATAGCGATACTGGGTTAAATGAAGCATTATCGCGACCCGTTCTTTTAACAATCTTGGCTTTAAAATGCAAATGCTCGCCTGTTCTTAATCGTGTAATCAAGATATAATCTTTTGATATTTTGTTAGCAGGGAAAATATCCTTCAGTTCATCCTCGCTAATATTCACGAAATTACGCGTAGCAGTAATATGATTTGTGCGAACATCTATAGTTTTGTTAGTGGTATTCTTTACATTTAATTCAATAAGAATGCTATTATCTTCATAATCATCTATTTCATCCTCTTTGAGACATATTGGAATAAGACCGATACGATGAATAATAATTTCATTATGAAGAGCGCCATTATTAATTACTATGTCAACACTCGGGTCATCATTATCTAATTTTTCTCCAATAATGCCTGGTATAGGAATATCAGTTAATATAACTCTTCTAATTCCATTTATAATAGCGAGATCAATATTATTAATCTCAAAACTATGACATGTTGAAGGTTCGTCGTAAGTGTAATTTTGAAACTTAAGCATATTCTTTTTATTAATTATATTATATCTATCTTATATATCATTTTTTAATATATTTTACAAAAATAATTAGAATATTATCTTGTGAGAATAGTTTTGTTTTTGTTTAATAACGAGGGGAAGCACGGCGAACGACGCGGCGACGGCGTACGGGTGAAGCACTGCGCACAGGAGAAGCACGGCGAACGCGGCGAACACGATGACGAGCACCTCCTGAGGTTACAGAAGGTAAACCGGAAGATACTGAAGATGCGGCTTCAGCTATTCTTCCTACTGTACTATCGGCAACAACTCCCATACCATCTACCATATTGCCATAAACACCAAATTCTTCTTCATCCGCGCCACCGAATAGAGATCGTGATCTTCGCACAACCTTCTTCTTGGGTGCAACCTTGCGACGGGGGCGGCGACCACCATCTTGGGCAGATGGAGAAGCTGATTGCTTAGGCATAGGTGTAGGCATACCATTAGTAAAATTAGCCTTTTTTGCTGCGGGAGTTGAATTCTCTACTTTGCTCATTTGCTCAGCGAATCCTTCAAGTTCAGAAAAGAACCCGCCAAAATGTTTCAATAATTTACTGTGAAAAACGCGTTTTCTGGCAGGAGCTTTCTTAGGTTTAGCCATCACAGCACGCATAGGCTTGCGCGCAGGTCGTGCAACTTTTTTCATTCTCATCTTCTTACCGCCGGATTGTTCTTCTTCTTGGTAGGTCATATATTATATATTCTTTCTATATATACGCGCGATTTTTATTTTAATTTTATAAAATATAAAAAATATAAGAGGATATTTAAGGATATTTAAGGATATTTTAAGAAATTAAACTTGTCATAATGGCGAAGCACATAGAAGTTCTTTGCGACATTTCATTAATTGGGTTGGACGCGAAGAATTGAATGAGGGTTTTTATGTTATTAACATCATTACATTGGCACAGATAGTGATATACATTACTCATATTAATCATTTTTGTTTTGTAAGTATTTACTTGCAGATTACGCAGCTGAGCCAAATGATACTGAATAATCGGCGGAAATTGTTTATCCATATCCTTGTTCATTTTATAGCGGTTATATTTTGGGTAGTAGGTTGTCGTAGTTTTATAATAGCTGTATAAGCTATCTTTAATAGTTGAAATAATAGTATGAACAAGGTATGTCGGGTCTATTTTTTGTCCGTTATTATCCAGCGGCAAATTAATATTTGGGTTATAATTAGCGATATAATCCTTGATTGTGTATTCAGTCTTGTTTTTCATATAGACCGATAGAATATTCATCCAAATATTTGGATGACACGGATCAGTTTCTTCGCGATAATTAATAGCGTCAGTAGAGATTTTGTATAATTTAACTTTGCTGCCGCTGCTGCTACCAGTATTTACACTGTCTACTACCTTTTTAACGATTAAACCGTAGCTATAGGGTATCATATTAATATGCGTATATGCATCCGTAATATTGTTAAATTGTAGCGGATATTTAACGCCAATTTCAATGAGTGATGGAATAATAGAAGAGTTAATATCATCTTCTACAAGCGTATCTCGGTGCTTTGTATTAATATGAAACATTTCCATATAATTATCACCAAGCAACCCGGTATAATCTACAATGTGTTTATTTTCGTGATGTACAATAATAAACTCATATGCCATCGCAGGATTAAGATGCTTTACAAATAATTCCCTTAGTTTCAAAGAAATTTCTTCGGGAGTTAGCGCAGATACTTCTTCAGCGGTAAAATGTATCTTTTGATATTTATATAAAATTTCGTCCAGCATATTACCGTGTTTTTTTGTAGGATGCGAGAACTTTGAACTATTCGCATCAGGACAGCTGGAAGTTCCAAAGAACCACTCGTCTTTGTAATTATATACTGTGATAATTGTTCCGTCATATGCTTCGTATACCTTATCATTTGGCGAATACAATGAATTAAAATAGGTATTGTAGTCAATACGTTCAGGGATAGAGTTAGCATAAGTAACCACGATATTATTGCAGTTAAGGCTAAAATCAAGGACTACACTCCTACACTGCTCATATAATTCTTTAAAATTATCCACATTCTTCCTAAGATATGTGTTGTGTAGCAGAACGATATCACCGCGACCCTTGAACTTCTTGACTTTCATAAAAGGCCAGAGATGATATTTCTTCAAAAGAAGAATTAGGCAATTTGCATAGCTATTATTATTATCAATCATAACAGCATCACCACCACCATTGTCATCATTGCAATTATTGCCGATTGCTTTGCGTTCTTCATAAATTTTAAATGTTTCTTCAATAAGTTGATAAAGGTTTGTTGGAAATTTAAATGCGGAGCAATCGGTATTCATCTTGGAATTGGGGATATACAATGTGTGTATAATTAAATATTAATAATTTCTTATATCAATTTTTATATATTTAATGAAAAATAAAAAAGTTTTTTAATAATTTTAATTTGCTGGCTTATAATATTTATCAAACCATACTTGACCTACCTGTTTAGATGCTTCATCGCTTGTTATTTTCTTTTTAATAATTTCCTCGCGCATTGACAAAAAATACTCTAAGCTGTCAAAATCAAATACGGCATCTTTCGTAACCATATCAAAAAGCATAGGGTATCTTTCAATAAAAAATTTAAATTTATCATCTTGTGATATACTATTTACAATATCAGCATGTGCTGTCTGTGGATTTTGCGCCTTCTTATCTTGTATTACTTTTATAATTACATTGATAATGCTACGAATACCATCATTGTCTATGCCATCGCTGACAAATTCAGGGCTACCGTAAGTTTTCGCCTTCTTATTGCTACCACTGCTACCACTGCTTCCGCCAATATTATCTCTTTTTTGTGTACTCATTGTTATTTAATGCAATAAATAATATATATCTTTAATCTTTATATTATTTATTATACTTATTTTGCTGGATTTTTATTCCTTCTATTGTAATAGAATATATACAAAAATGAAAAATGAATTAATGTATACTGAGTTAGATTATAGCCCTAATGTTAAAGCACCAGAGCCATTAAAAAATGCAGGCTTATATACCGGCGATGTATTATTTGATAAAAAACCGTGGGGTAATAACTATGTAATCCCACGAATTGAACCCGATGCAGTTGCTTACAGTGCCCAGTTTTACGCACAGCATCATATACCGTCTTATAATAGACCGGGAAACAATACCATAAATAGTCACGATTATACAAAATATAATATTCCTAATACTGAAAATAATGTTTATAATTTTGCCTGTCATACCAATAATGTATTAGGCTGAGGCTTCTTAATTGATTCTTTGTGCTTTTCTAAAAAGTCGCATATGTATTTGTAAGTTTCATCAACCTGTTCAAATGTGATACCTCCTGTTATTAGAACGCTACCACTCTCAAACAAAGCTCCTGTAACCTTTTTACATTCGCCAATATTTTGTCCTGTTCCTTTGCCATAACAATATTTAGGACACGAGCATATACCGTTCTTATTTTTATTGTTAATATTCCAAAAATATTCTAACTTTACCCCCTGATATATTCCCGGCTGAAAACTACACTTATTGTTATGCTCGTCATTAATAAATAACTTATGTATCTCTTTTCTTCTAATTTCAAACCCCTTTTTAAACTCAGGATCAGTATAAACTTTGAAATCTGTGTTAATCATTCGTATTTTAAAGTTTTGATATTTTAAATCCAGTACATAATCAGGAACAGCATCAGCAGCATCTATAATAACATTTTTATCAATATTATTGTAAATTTCAGTAATATCGCTAATAATATGATTGACTATATGCTCAGTATCTTTAATATCTTTGATACCAGTCAGCTGAATATTACCGTTTTTAAATATCTTGACATTTGGAATATATTTATCATTAAACTTATAAATTACTGTAACTTGATTATCAAACCTGTTCTTTTTCATAGTGTTCTTTTTGCTTTTCCTTCGCTTCTTAGGATATACACCCTTAGATACATCAGTGCCATTTTTCATAAATTGTACCCAAACAATTCCTTTGTCAATACCTTCAGCAACATTTTCAATTACCTTCATATTGTCAAACATTATTCCAAGATTTATATTAATATCATTACCTATATTTGCATTACATGTGATAGTTGAAATTCTATAAGGAGAGAAGAATATATTACTCATCGGTTATTAGCGCATATATATAAGAATATATGTCCTTATATCAATTTTTATATTTTCTGTGATACAATTAAACTTAATTTATTGTCTATAGAGTTTTTATTTTTTTTAATAGTACTATTTTGATTATCTAATTTAATATGCATATTGTCAGTTACATTTTTAAGATACGATGTATTTACTACTTCGTAACTAAAATTTGTAGATATCATAGGAGGGAGATTTAGAATATATGTCTTGTCGTTTGTATAATGCCCCTTGCGAAACTCTTCTATAGTCATAGGGCCATTAAATATTTTTAGTAAAAATCTGGAAGGTGCTGGGCGAATTGGATAAGTAAATCCGTAATGTTTGCTCAGCATTTGAATTAAGCTATTGATTTCCCATACTTTGTCGCTCCCGCAATGCGAAGAAAAGTTATAAGCGTTCGCGCATTCAAGAGAGCAGAAATTTCCAAATAATATATATGTGTCTGTTTTAATATTATATTTATAAGGCATTCCATAAGTTCTATTGTCTATCGGGTGACAACACCAATAGCAGTTATTATTTGAGTTTAAAAACTCGTCTTTCTGTGAAACTTTTAGAGAATATTCGCTATTATTATTATCAAATATTATATTGTCCTGAATAGTGCTATATGTATTATTTTCATTTATATAAAAACAATTTGGCTCATATGGCTCAGGAAACTCTACGCAAGTATTGCTATCTGTTATATTGAGTTTATTTATTTGCGCAGTAGATAAAGGAAGCTGCAATATAATATCCTCATTATCAACTACAGAGATATCCTTTATTATTGTATTCATTAAATTCTTCTTTTTCTTTGGATCGGTACTTATACTATCGTCTGACACTTTTGCTTTACGAGGCATTTTAATAAATTATAAGTGATGTCTTATATTAAGTATATATGCGTTTATTATTTATATAATTATAGTAATCTAAATCTTCTTTATTTATTCGTATTCAATTATCAAAATAATTTTTGAAATATACAATATTTTTTATTAAAGCTGCATTAATATCCGTAGGATTTTTTATTGATGGAGTATCAAATACAACATCTTTTTTAGCTGATATACATTTCATTTTAATCTCTTTTAATTCATTATTAAGAGAATTAATAGTATCTATTAAATATTTAATAATGTATCCTGATAATAATATTAATATTAATACAAGTAAATCCATTCCCTTTTATTCCTTTTATTCCTTTTTATTAAAGATGGATATAAAAATTATATAGAGATACTTCTATGCATTCTTCTATCTCGCCCATATAAAATTGCCTGTACCATTAATAACTGAGAAGACATTAATAACCTTAGAATATATAATTACCTCAAATTGAACATCCTTTTCGTTAATATATGGAATAGCTTTACGCTTCATTAATTCAAATAAATATTTGAACTCGCTTTTAGCTGCTATATTTTTTGTGATATCCTCATTACCGCGATTATTAATGGTCATATATATAGATGTGGTAATCATCTGGTTATTATAAGAGCCTGCTGTTATTATTTTTTCAGGAAACAATGAGAAAGAATAGCTATAAATTCCAGTTCTTGGTACATTTGTATGGTATTGATAAGGCTGAATATTATTATAATAGTATGCTTTTTGATCTTCGCGAACTATAGTATCCGCCCATTTAATTTGTGCGGTTTCTAATATACCCATCGTCTCATTATATGAGTGCGAAGCCGTATAATTGTCGTGAATATTAAAATTTTCTACTATATCTGTCCTTCGTATTACCCATATTATTTCTTTAATATGATTATAAGAACTTGTCAATGCATAATTATCGCCATAACTATTTATAGAAAGCGCAGGGAATGTTTGTCTCTTCACATAATCAACAACATATTTAACAATCCCTTCGTCTCGCAAAGAATTTGCCCTATAATTACTATCAAGAAATACATAATTAATATCTAAATAGCAAAATATATAGCTCTCGCTATTAATAAAGTTTGCAATTTTTACAGTATCGCCATATACTTTATTAAACATCAAAGGGGATACATATAATTTTAGTTTATCACACCATACTTGATATAACTTCTCAATACTGTTGATTTCTATTTCAACCTTTATTTCCTGGTTTTGTATCTTGTATAAAGGTAATGCCAAAGATGGATTGCGTGTAAACCAAAAGTTTAATGGTACTTGTAATACTCGTCCCTTTATTGAGGGGTTTCCTTTGTCAATTATTTTATCAGTACTTGGATATATACTGTTAAATAATATATTATTCTTTATAACATACCTTGTATTATTATTATTAGGTGCAGTATATTCTGGTATATTCCCAATTAATTTATTATATTCAACACCATCTTTATTAGTTAACTCATTCCATATATTCATCCATTCGCCATATATTTCGTCTATAATGCTTCCTTCAATGCTTATAGTCGCTCTTTTAATAAAAATATGTCCTACATTATTAATCCATTTAAATCTATGTTTATCTGTTGAATAGATATCTGGAAGATTAAAAGATAAATACATATTACTAACTAAATCTCCATAGCGTTTTATAGTGAACAATACTTTTATATTCTCTGTTGTGTAAGCAAGGTTTATAGAAGAATTAATATCGGGAACACTTTTATTGTTTTCCATAGCAAAATTAACATGTTTATTATAGACATATTTATAGTAATTAATGCACGGATTTATATTAACATAAGAATCCATTTGACCTGTTAGAACTAACTGTGTTATACCGCCGCCCATATTAAGCTATTATAATATTGATACTTTAATAATATCTTATATATTAAAATCCATACATTTCATTACTCTTATATATTTTATTCCTTTTCATCGTATTCCTTTATGAAATGTACTAATTTTTCGTATGTCCTTGCATCTTCAAATGATGCGAGAATTTTTGGATTGGCTGCAGAATTATCTACAATAAGTATTGTGGGGAATCCAGAAATCTTCATTTGACTTACGCGCTCTAAATTCTCGCTTCTATTATATTTTTTTAATGATACATTAGCCCATTCTAAATTATTTAATCTATCCCATATACCCGATTCATTGAAATCTATGCAATGCCCGCATCCGTCCATATAATAATATTCTACACTATATTTTTTATAGCTACCAAAGAATCCTTCTTTTATCTTCTCTTTATTCGCGATTAAAAGGGCAACTATTAATACCGCTAATACTAATACTATACCAACTAATACAGTATAACTTTGAATTTTACCTTTAAAATTAAGCATTTATTATATTATTATTATTATTCTAACATAATGATATATTATTATTATAGATGGGAATTGTATACTAAATTATATTGTTAATAATTTCATAGTTATCAAAGTATTTTTTAGAAACGACTTCTTTAATAATATAGTTATCATATGTAAATGTTATATATGTATAAAAGTTGCTAATATTATTAGAAATTATATAATTTAAAAATTCTTCAAAAATATTGTGGTTTATTAAAATAACTCTGTAATCTAATGCATCGTAGTTAATTGTCGCAATCGTATTAACTACATAAACACTAAAATCCCTTTCTTCTAATAATTTTTTATAATCGGCTATATCATCTTTACATACTACAATTGTCCTATATATCAAATGAGTTTTATAAATATTATCCAGCTCCTCAACAAATTGATTTTTAAAATCTAATTTCATAATATATGATATATTATATCATAATATATATATTTTATTTTTATATCATATACGATATATGTATATATATATATGTATATATCTATGATAACAAATATTTTCTATTTATATATGATATAAGATTATTTAAATATATTAATATTATAATGGATGATAAAGTAATCAAAATAGGTTTGTCTGTTTTCCAAAACAGATATAATAATATAGATATTACACCAGATAATATAATTAAAAAAGCAGAAGCCCTTAAAAAATCGTGTAGTTGTTTTAACTCGTTCTATGATCCTAAAATGATATGGGAGAAAAAACTAAATAATAAGAGGGAAAAGAATTCGCATATTGCCGCTAACGCCAGTGCAGCAAGTAGTAAAAACCGCGTTCATATTATTATCCCAGATTTCTCCGATATATCTAATACTAAAAGGGCTTTGATTGGTTATTTAAATAAACTGACAGCGAAGAACAAAGACATCATATGTGATAAGATTAAGAATATTATTGATAATAATAAAACTGAAGAGATTTTTTTAATTATTTGGTCATATATCAAAGTATCTGATAATGAGAATAATATATATATTAAATTATTAGACTATTTTGATAGCGTATTTTTGAATAATATTATTGATAAATTGTGGAACGAATATATCAATAATAAATTATGGATACCGCCAAAATATATATTTGATAATAATTTATTATTACTCAATAATGAGTATGAATTATATTGTGACTATATTAAATGGAAAAAAGGTATCCATAATATAAATATCATATGGATAAAATATAAAAAAAGCGAAGTTTCCCTATTATTAAACCAAATATATGATTATATGATTACAAAATGTATAGGAAACCCAAATATACACAAATATATTATAGATATTTTTATGGAACAAATATTTAAAATATTAAAAAATTATAAGGAGAAATCTATTGTAGAAAAAATAAAACTACTTGATATAAAAAGTTTTGATAGCTCAACAAAGTTTCTAATATATAATATTATAGAAAATAAATAATTTCTATTATTATAGTATAAGAGAATAATGAAAGAGACCGACACAACTTTATCTTTTTATAGTAGTTTATTCATACAATTAATATTTGTAATATTACTTTTAATCATATGGAGTTATATATACAAGCTTGAGAATGTAGGCTGTGTATGCTCAGACCACAGTAACAAGGAATTTATTAAGACTTTCACTATAATTGCCTTAGTATATTTCGCTGTTACCGCGTTTATACCAATCAAATCCATAGCTAAAAATATGGGAACTGGCATAGTTCAATTACTCGCATTTGGTACATTTATATTCTTCCTAACCTTCGTTGTGTATATTTATTATGCCTTTGATTATGTACGATATTTAATGAATGAGAAGTGCAAATGCTCGGAAGATTTACGCCGCGATATTATTGCTATAGGTACTATGATCTCTCTGTTCTTATTCATAATATTACTTTTCACTATCATAATTATCCCTATATTAATAAGCACCCTAACTAATTTATTCGCCAAGATCCAAGACTTTGAGAGCGAAGTAGAAGAAGTCATTAAGAACCCTGTAAAATCTATCCGCAGCACTCCCGGTCGCCTATTCAAATCTACTAAAGATATTGGCTCATTCGTTAAGGATACCGCTACTAAAATAACTAAGGCTAAAAAGAGACGTTAAAAAAATAAAAATATATAACTAAATCTAAATAACATCAATCCATTATTTTTATAATACATTATAATACAATATAATACAATACTAATACCTAAATCTCCGTGGGATATATGGTGATATCTGGAAGATACTGAGCAAGAATTTCATCTACAATAAGATCAGGCTTGAATTCATCATAGGTCATAAAGATCTTAAGAAGCTGCTCAGAAAATCCCGAAATCATCGCTGTTCCTTCAGTTTTGCAATTAACAGGGAAAGATTGCTTATGAGAAGAATTGAGATTCCAGAATATAAACTTAGGAGCTGTATAGCCTGCCGCTTTAAACATTTTAACAATGGTTTTATATAATGTTTCAATACCATTATTTTCCTTATTATTATCAGTGGTAGCCTCATCAAATTGCATATCAGTGAATATAAATAGTTTCTTAGGCATATCTTCATCATTGATATTATTATCCTTGCCATATTTAATAATCATATCGCAGCTTTTAACAAAATCTGTATTATACCCGTAATCTACATCAATGAGTGATTTAAAGCAAGTATATAGAGATGGATCAATACCCTTATCAGTATATTCCTTGTATAATTCATCAGGAATAAGCGATACTAACTCGGGGTCGGCACTAAATGTAATAAACTTGTTTTTAAACATTCCATTGCAACACAGCGATGTGATAATACCGAGTGATATAGCGACTTGCGCAGGAATACTTCCATTGCTTGCAGAAAACATAGAGCCTGATAAATCAATAAGCGCGAGAGAATTACCAAGAATACCGCAACTTTTTACATTTTCCAAGATAGTTTTCCATTGCAACTCAATAGTTTCATTCTCCTCGTATTCATCTTGAGTATTGCGAAGATTCACATAGTAATTCGCTAATTCGTGTGGAAGAATACCAGTTACGTTAATCTTTGCATCTCCGCTTCTTACTTTTGCTAAGTATTCACAATATCTCTCGCTATCGTGATTACTAAAAGCTTTATGCAATCTTCGTGATGCGACACCTGGTACACATTCATAGTTTATCTTGTCCCACTCATTATTACACATCATTGCTTCAATTATATTAATTTTCTTCCTTAGAGGAGCGAGATACTCCTTCCTATATTTCTCCATTTTCTTCTCATCATCCTTACCATAAATGATTGTCGCAATCTTCTTTGCGAAATGCTTGCGCTGATCATTCCTATCATTCTCACTCGGCGCCCATTTAGCACACAGAGAGATACTAACCTTCTTTACTTTTGTTACCTTCTCTTCGGTATCCTCGGTATCCGCTGCATCCGCAGAAGCAGCGAAAGCGGAGCTCTCAGTTTCACAGTTTAAATCAACAAGATCATCGCGCAATTTATCAGCAAATAGGGTTAATTCGTAATGTTTGTGGATCATTCCATCTACTTCGTTTTCATAGCAGATATTAAGCAGATCCTTCCATCTTCCGTATTTATTAATATATGTAAGGATATTATTCATATAAGTATATGGTTTGTTCTCGCGCAACCATAGCATTGCCTGGTTTGATACTCGCTTTTCTTTTTTCCCCTTCAATCTGTCGCGACCGTTGAAAATGATTGCTACAGTTTTCTCAGGACTAACCTTCCAGCATTTTTCAATATACTCATAACTCTGTTCCTTTTCAAGAGTTCGCGTATACATCATAAAGTAATCAACAATCGGGCTACCCGAGGTATCAAGGGCGATAGCTCCATTTTCAGTGCAAGTAAACTTAGGAGCAGCAGTGGCAGAAGTGGCAGAAGCGATAGCAGACATATTCAAGATGTTTGTTTAATAACAACGCTAACTCCTATGTATCAATTTTTATAAATATTTAATATCTAAATATAAATAAATGTATATAAATAAATATATTCAAAATGTTTTTATATTTTCCCTGGGAAAATCAAAAGTCGCGTGTTCTTCACTGTAAATTAACCAATGATAATTATTTACTTAATTCACTTAAATGTATTAGAGAATGGGTAATTGATCAAGAACCTTCAGTAAATACTTCAACTCATTGGTGGTATAAAGATTTGCCACCAGACACAAAAGAATTGTTTGGCAATATTACAAATAATAAAAAAATAACCGATTTGTTTAAAATATTATTTGGTAGCAATTCTATTGTTGACGTTCTCCACGATATGAACGAGATATATGTGTCTCCTCCTTCTAATAATAATAAAAACTTTGAAAAGAATTCTTCTGATAATATATTTTATACAAGACATATTGATGGTCCATTTTTTAATATCCCTTTTGCATCCTGTTATCGGGTTATTGTCGGTCTTGATGATAACAAAGATATTATGACAGTTTTTAATATGACAGATGAAAAATATATAATAAAAACTGGTGATGTCGTAGGATTTGATTTTCATAGAGAATGCCATTATATATCACCAATTATCTGGTATAAAGATAAGGATACTGAAACAGCTGAAGTAAGAACCACCAAAAGATACAGGGTAATCCTAAAAATACATTATTGCGTATATCCATACTGGGCGATTGTATTCGGGTTTATTCTTGGTAAACTTTCAATAATGTATAATAAATTATTTAGAGACCTCTTTTTATTTACTCTTATTCCTCATTGCGAATATACAAAATATTTAGCTTGCCTTATGATAATGTTAACAAAGGCATATCACGATATAGAATTCTATATCGGTAATAATAATATTCAATATACGATATTATTGCAATATATATCTTGTAATACGCATTACTCTATTTTCTTATTTGGTTCTTCGTTTATACATTACATTAGATGGATAGACACCGCATATCAAGGTGGGGTAATTAATAATATTTTCAAAAGAGACTTCTATTATTACAAATTCCTTTATATGCTACAATTTATACATATGTATATTACATATAAAATAGATAGCAGCGATAGCAGCGATAGCAGCGATAGCAGCGATAACGGTGTCAGTAGCGATAACGGCTATAATGGCGATAGCAGCGATAGCAGCGATAGCGTAGTATTATATACATATATTATCACTCCATTAATATTTGTATCATATATTTCTAATTATACTGCTTGTATACCTAAACTTATAGAGGTATACATTGTATATGATATGTTAAATAACACTAATATAAAACTAAAATATTTGGAATATTTTTACATTTATTTGAATATATTTTTCAATTATATTCAGTTATACAAACCAATGGATATGTAAATATATGTATATATTATAGATAGCTATAATGGGTGTTAATATTAAACGCTTAAAATTAAAAAATGGTATTAGAGTTATTATAGTGCCCTTAAAGACTAACCTAACACACATATCAACAAATTTTTTATTAGGACATAGGCAAGAAAAGAAGAGTGATAGTGGAATAACACATTATTGCGAGCATCTATTAGCAGCAACCACTTCAAATAAATATAAAGAAGCTAAATATATTGCTGATGAAATATATAGGCGCGGTGGGTATAAAAATGCATATGTAAATGATTATGAAATGAGCATTTATATTTCGGGTTTCTACAAAGACTTAGAATTTTATATGGATATATTATCAAATGCAATTAATGATTTCTATATTGAAAAATATATTGAAATAAAGGAAAAGAAGGCGGTTGTACAAGAGTATAGAAACATTTTATCAAATTACAAGTTTGATTTTAATATTTTCAAGTTTTTATATCCAAAATATTCATATTTTGAGGATTATAATAGACATATTAAAACTTTAAAAACTTTTAATAATAAAAAAATAAAGAGCTATATAAAGAGCCATTTAAATACAGATAATCAAGTTATAACAATAACTTGTCCATCTAATAAAGTCAAGGAGACTATTAAGAATCTTAAAAAATATTTTGGAAATATAAAATATAAAAAGTCAAAGCTTGCATATCCTATATTAAAGCACGATAATACTCATTTAAAAATAGTAAATATCAAGAATGATAGAAAAGATAGTAATAATTTTATTGCTATTCATTTATCTAAGAGCATATCATATATGTCTGACGAACATTTGATATTGCAATATATTCAAATAATATTATTTAACTTTGAAAACGGCATATTTTATAATATTCTTCGTAAAAAGCTTGGTATCATTTATAGTATTAGATTATATATTAATATAGATAAATATGATCCTAAAATGTCATATTATAGGATCATATCGCAATGCGTTGACAAGAATGTTCCTGTGTTTATTGACGCTATACTTGATATTCTAAAAAATTATGAGTTAGTAGAAGAGCATATAAAGAATGCCAAAAATAACATTAGATTTACTTATGAGAATAAAAAGTTTTATAAGCTAACCACTTTTAATGACGAATACAAGGAACAACTGCTATTTTCAAATGATATTATTGATAACAAAGCCATATATGAAAAAATGTTATCTATCAAACCGCAAAAAATAAAAGAATATTACAAAAATGTATTTACTAAAGAACTATTATCGCGGCATATTTTCTTCTATTATTCCAATACAAATATTAATAAAACCATAGAAACAATATATAAAAAGCAGCTTTTGCAGCTTCCTGGCACAGTGTATAAATCTTATTATATAAAATAGCTAATCTAACTATCTATTTTCTTGCAGATGTTGGTGTTGTTCGCATATCTTTGCTTCCGTCTTTATTTACAAATTGTGCCATTGTATATCTATTATCCTTAGTGCCGTCTTTTTTACAAGGCATCTTTAAGTCGGTTGTGTGTCGTTCAGTGGTTTTATTAGGCATATTGGTAATAATAACAATAGAAATGTATTCTATCAATTTTTATTTTTTTATTTATTAAATATAGTAAAAACTGATTTATTACTTATAATATAATAATAATTATAATAGTATGAATAAAAAGAATTTAGGTCAATTTTATACAACAAATTATAAGCATATTTTACAAAATATGTATATCCCTGATAATGTTAGTAATATTATTGAGCCTTTTGCGGGCAATTGTGATTTATTAAATTTTATAGAGGATACTAATTGTGAATATAATGTTAAATGCTATGACATAGACCCTAAAAAGGATTTTATAATCAAACAGGATACATTACTTAATCCGCCTGATTTAGATAATGCATTTATAATTACAAATCCACCATATTTAGCAAGGAATAAGTCAAGTGATAAAGGTGTTTTCAATAAATATAATACAAATGATTTATATAAATGCTTTATACAAATCTTAATAAACTCTAATTGTTTAGGAGGTATAATTATAATACCGCTTAATTTTCTATGCTCAATTCGCAAAGCAGATATAGAACTCAGGGAAAACTTTGTCAAAAAATATGATATGAATATTATAAATATATTTGAAGAGCAGGTATTTGATGATACTTCATATTCAATATGCAGTTTTCAATTTACTGCCAAAAATGATACAAGTGAAAATATTAGCGACTGCTATATATATCCTTGCAATAAGCGCATATCCTTTGTTTTGAACAATGACAATAACTATACGATTGGAGGCAAAATATATAATCTTGAAAAAAATACAAAATACAAAATAGATAGAGCCGCGATAGCAGCAGGAGCAGCAGGAGCAGCAGGAGCAGCAGGAGCAGCAGGAGCAGCAGGAGCAGCGATAGCAGAAAACGATGAGTTTTGCACTAATATATTAGCTAAATGTATAGATGATAATATAAATAGTAAAATAGGATTAATTATTGTGGATGATATTACAAGAGATAAATATATAGATAAAACACCTAATTTAACTGCGCGTTCATATGCTATTTTAGTAATAAAACCTAAAATAACTCTTGAACAGCAAGAAGACCTTGCAAAAAAATTTAATATATTTTTGAATGAATATAGAGATAAATATAATTCATTATTCTTAACAAATTATAGAGAAAGCAATACAATTGCGAGGAAACGAATATCTTTCGGGTTAGTTTATGACATATGCAATTATTTATTATGTTAGTCGCTATAATTATCTATAATATATTGCTGCACCTTCATATGATTTCCAATTATCAAATTAGAATATTTTTCAAACTTTTCAATAAGACTATTATATTTTTCTATTAAATTTGTATCAATTAAAATTATATAGAAATCTAAACTATTTGCATATTTGACAACCCATTCACACAAGGTATGCGCTTCTTCAAAAACATTATCTTGATGTCCTCCGCTTCCTATAACAAATTTTGCAAAAACCCATCCATTTATTTTTCCACTTAATTTTGCATCAAACGATTTCAAACATTCCTCTTTTTTTATTTTTAGTTTTTTATATTCTTCGTTGCTAACTATTATGCCACTTTTTGTAGGACGAAATGCTATCGTTGGTAATGTTGTTAAAAATATACCGCATTTAGAAAATGTTGTATGTAATACTTCAAGCTGCAATTGTTCATCTTTAGAACCTTGTCGGGAAGCATTTATAGAAATTTTAAGTGCCAATAACATAGCAGATTTATCATTTGTTCTACAATCTTCCAATAAATCTGCTTCTGTTGTATTCATATCTTCAAAAAAGCACAGAACTCTTTTATACTCTTCAAAATTTATATTTTTATTATTTGCTATATTATTATTTTTAATACATTTAAATGCTTCTAAAACATTTTTATTTTGACGATCATTTCTTATAGATATTATATCAATTTCAATAGGTACTATTTTAGACATTATATTTTTGTATATAAAGATATATCATTTTTTTCTTTTTATTTAACAAAATAAAAACTCCCTTTATAATTTTAAATTATTATATCTTATTAGGAAACTTATAAAAAATAAGAGATGGATACTAAATTTTTTTACATATATTTAATGCTTGTAATTGTAGCGACATTTTCTTTCACTATAATAAGATGTGTATTTAAGCGTCACGAACTGGATATCTTTTTTTACCCTAATGAAGCTAATAACATTATAGCAAATAAAGTATATTTAGTCTCCCATATTCTTGTTAACTTCTTACTCGGGTTTCTTTTCGGGTTTGAAGTTGTTGCTGGTATGGCTATAAAAATATTAGTATTTGAAGTATACCTTTATCTAACCGAGCATTGCGATGTTTTTATCCTTTCAAACGCTTCAAATCTTATAATTATTGTTTTAATATCATTAATAAGTTATATAACCGGTAGCACAATAAACAAAGTATTCTCTAATAAATAAAAAAGATATATTACATAAAACATAAAACACATATACCTACTACCTACATACCTATATTACATATCGGGTCGCCATCGGTGGGGTGTCTCGCTTATTACTTCATTTTTTCATTGATTATCGCTGTGATATTTTTAGCACAATCTTTGAAATTGATAACATTTCTAACAGGGCATTTGAATGTGAAATTTTCAGTTGCATCAAAATCATATCCCTGTTTACATCCTTCTAACTGTGTTTCAAAATATTTGAAGATGCATTTGTCGTGAGCAATATTGGTGCATACCTTCTCAGTGTTTGAAGAATTGTTATTAAACATCTTGATAACCCTGTTTGTTTTATTTCTAAAATTAGATAGACAGATATTGCAAACATTATTATGCTCTCCCTTCTGGTCGCAAATTTCAAATGGGATGTTTGAAATATTCCATTTGAAACTTCTAAACATCATCTTGTAAAGCCTCTTATACACCTTGTTATTGTAAGAAAAGTCCCCAACAATATGATCATAGTCGTAGGAATTCTTCATACAAAACTCAGTTTTGAACTCAATGATGTCTTTCATTATGCTGCAAGATATTTTCTGCTTGTCCAAGATGCTCATCTTATCAATGATAGTCCCGGTTTCCTTTGATATTACAATGCCTTGCGTTGACATTATGAATACATTACACAAGAAATCAATTTTCTTGAAAGGCGGCTGGAGCTTGATATTTTTAGGCATTATTATATCAATGTCAAAGGACAGCTCAACTCCAGTAGACACATATGGTATCTTTCCCACAGTAATCGTGAAGTTCAGCTTCCTATAACATTCAATGGGCATACTGATGTATTCGTTGTTGCTACTAACAACAAGGTCTGATGATATGACATTGGAAGCACCAACCTCGTTATTAAACAGTTTGTGGACATCATCTATGAATTTAGAGATATCTGCAGCTGAATACATACAAACATCAATGTCATTTGCAACAATAGTACGCGCGGCCGTTTCTGGCTGATACAATTTATTCCAGAAATGATGGGAGTTGTAGCTATTACAACCATTATAAATGGTTTTGTAATGAGATCTGATAATCTCATCCCTCACAAACCCGCCAAAAATGATCCCGTTGTTTGCAAACACATAATCCTTGATTCTTTCTTGCAAGATAAACTTGATACGGTCCGGGCAGAAGTTGATCTTCACGGAGTTCATTTCTAATACTTTCTCAAAAACTTTTCAAGCAAATCTCCAAAGACAACGATTAAACGGTTCTTGAATTCACTTAGAAGTTCACGACAATAGACTTTTTGACTGATAGGCAAATAATCTATGGCTCTTGGTATAGCTAAGATATATGTTTATCAATTTTTAAAAGTTAAAGATAAAAATAATACAAATTTATTCTATGCCAATTATCCAATGTCATTCTCAATTTTAGCGCGTGAATATGCGTACATTACCTTTTCAGCTGTATCTATAGGAAGGATATAATCTTTAGCACCATAAAACTCTGGATTTTTACGGGAACTTCTATTCACTAAAGTTCTTAAAGCATTTATATCGTGTAGTTCATATTGGAGACGGAAAGAATTATTGTCATTTGCAGTAAATATAAAATATATAGATGGTTTTATCTTATTTATGCCATCAGGCATATAGAAGCTATTAGGATATTTAAAAGAAATGTCAAAAACCCCCGAAGTATCTACTTTGTGAATGTTTGGCGTATTCTCAAAGGCAATTTCATAATTTGGGAAAGGAAGTCCAGAGCCAGAGTAATTACTCATTCTATCTATAGGGTTAGGTGCAATTATTATAATACTATTAAACATTGCATAATTTTTAATAGAACCTGTTATTTTTAATAAGGAATAATCTTTGCTAAATGTTATATTAAAACCAGTATATTCATCATTAAATATCATTTTAATAAAATATTTTATATCTCTATATTTTATATATGTTTTATTTTTTGATATTTAGGGTATTGAGGTTAGATATATAAGAATAATATAATTTTTAGTTATATTATGCGAATTACAAAACACATTACTTTTTTTTATTTAGAAGATAGAAAATGTTATGTTAATAGAATTATAGAAGAAACAAATATATATGAGCTAACTACAGATATTTTTATTCATACCAATTATATATATCTAAAAGAAACTGATTTTACCCAATATACAAATGGGGTTATCAAAGTGATATATCACAATTTATCAAATATAAACCCCTTCTATTTAACTTGGAAATGCAGAGAATTATTAGAAAAACAAAGATATGATTATGATATATTTATGTATATTGAAGATGATATATTAGTGCCTTCTAAAGCAATAAAGTATTGGCTTGAATATAATGAAAAATTAATAGAATATAATTGCAATTTAGGTTTTGTAAGGATTGAGGTTGATAATAATATAGAATATATTACAGATTTACCAGCAGTTAAATTTGATACCGTTAGCACTATAGGAACTAATGATAATACTACCTATTGCATAAATAACAAAGTATCCTATTGTGCTTTTTGGATTTATAATAAGAGCGAATTTAATAAATTTGTTGATAGCCCCTATTATGACATCAATAATGTGATGAAGGCAACTGGCTGTGGAATAAGAGAATCAAGTGCGTTTGGATTACACTCTTTTGATATAAAATGGTATAAATATACTTTAATACCACTTGTCAATAATAAATTAACTGATGCTTGTAAAATATATCATATGCCAAATAATTATGTTAATAATAATAATAAATTCGGTTTTGCTACAATAAAATTTGATGAAGCTTTAATAAATTGATTTACTTATATACTATCATTTCCATCATCATCTTCGTCAGCTTCACCTGCTTCACCTGCTTCGTCAGCTTCGTCAGCTTTGTCCACATCATCAACTTCGTCATCGTCGTAAGCTTCTTCATCTTCACTATTGAATACATATATGCTGTTATTATAGTCTTTATTTTCTTTTTTAGTATTGTCTACTTCTCCTGGCATATTTTCAAAAAATATATTGTCATCATCTGCTCTATTAATAGTACAAATAGAAACCTTATTATATGCGTTAATTAGAGTATAGGACAATTCTTTATTATTTATTAGTATCTTGCATTGCTCTGCGTTATATTTATGTACGATATCAACCTTATTATCTTGGTATTCTCTTATAGATACCGCGATAATATCTCCTGTTTCAATTAATACGCGCTTATTGAAACGCCTCATAGACCCCCTTATTACACCAATGGCTTCATTGCCATCATCGCACAATACGAGAACTCTGCAATTTCCTAATAACTTAATTACATATGCATATAATTCGTATTCCTTGTCAATTATATAGTTATTATTAGAAACCTTGTTAAATTGACTATTCTTCTTTTTATTTCTAATACTTGTTTGATACATTCAAATATTTATATATATAATCTATTATTAGTCTTATATTATTTATTATCATATTGAATTACAAATATTATGTAAAAAAATAAAAGAATAATGGGATTATAAAATTATAAAGCTTTAGTATATATATATATACATTGTAATATATCAATTATCTATTATCTTCAAAAGTATATTTCTCTTTTGAGCGAAGATATATATTCCTCTTGTATTTATTAAATATAACTGTCTTGTATTCACTGCTTGATATTATATTGTCATTGTCATTAAATGTTTTTGTATATGATGTGGTATATGTAGTATTAAATAGTAATCTTAGATCTGGAGCGCTATTACACCTCAAAATAGGTGGTTTATTTGTACGCGAGTTAATTCCATCTACATAATCAATATAATTTGTTGCGATCACAATGTAAGTAATCAAATCAATAAATTTAATATTCATAATTGTTTAATCTTATGTGTTAATATTTATATGTAATATATGTATCAATTTTTTATATTATTTATATTCAATATTCATTGCATTCATTGATTTTCTTCTTATGATATTTATATAAATTACATACTATATTATTGTCGGGATATTTGTATTTTTCAAACATATTATAAATATCATCTATATGATATTCATTTGCTAATACCTCCTGTCTTATCACTAATTTTTTGAGATCTGTATGTAATGCTTGATTATTGCTAAGCAATTCTTTGTATTGATTTGCATAATAATACATAAAGGGTTTTGCTAATATGTTATTGGCAGCGTGATTATTTTTTATTGTGATAAACCATCGCGTCTTATCAACCCCTATCTGCCTAAAGTCAATATTCATAATTGATTGCTGCTTATTAGGCAATGTTGTACGCGTCCAAGAATTATAAGGGAAATTATACATATTGAAGTATTTATTATATTCAACATTTTCCTTATTAGTCAGTGCTTTTTGTCTAAAGGATACACCTAATACCTCCTTATTTTTGTTTTTATTAAGATACTTGAACCTTTTTATCTTGTTAGGTGGTATTAACATATTATAGTATTTTGGAAGATTCACATCCATTATATTCAATGCGCAATCCATAATATTAGCATCAACATCTAAGCAAATGTTTGTGGTTGAATAATCCTTATTATTATAGAAAGGTGTAGAAGGAGGAATGCTCGTGATTGGCTCATAACTCCACCATAGCTTATCTTGATATATAACAGTCTCCCCGAATGCCTTATCTTCTGTATACTGTATCCCGTGAGAAGGACAAACAAGACATCCATTTGTTATTTTACTATTATCTAATTTTGCACCCATATGCGAACAAATATTAACAGTCGTATAAGTTTTATTGTATTTATTATCATACCAAGATATCAAAGGGAGTTCCCCGATTTTAAATGGATATGGCTTGGTGGCATCTATATATTTTACAAAGTTTATACAGTGCCACTCTCTAAATACTTGTGGAAGTGTAAAAGAGAATGAATTACAAATTAAATGTAATAGGAAGATAGAATTCATAATATATGCATTATATATATTCATTATTTATTATCATTAGTGTCTTAATGTTTATGTAATGTTTATATTTTTTATATTTATTTATTAGAGATAGTATAGTCAATTATTGTAAATGAATAAACCAGCAAGTAATTCAGTAAAACCTTTAATTGCAATAAAACCATATAATAAAAAAGGAGGGAGAATATGTTCGCGAATACTAACACCAAAGCAAGTAGGTCCTATTTGCTGGTTTATGGCTGCTTTTGTCGCTATGTTTTATAGTCAGCGTAGTAGAAAAATATTACTTGATGAATCTATCAATTGGGATACAAGTAATGAATTATATTCATTATTAAAGCATGTATTGGATGATAAATACTTGAAGGTTGAGGATAAAGAAAGTGAAGATTATATGAAGTTTAGTGATGATACTTTCAAAAGTATATTAACATTATTACACAAATTAGATAATAGAGATTTTCCATATAACCCTGATACTATTTTAGGTGGATTTTCATCTGAGTTTTACATAGGCAAACTATATGAATTGTTAAATATAAAATATAAAATGTTTGATTATTTTGTTAAAGATGATACATTGGTGTATTCATATTTAAACAGCGAATATAATATACAGAAATATAATGTTGAAGATGATCGTTTATATTTAAACTTTGATTATGATGAATTAATAAAAATGAAAAAATTTAAATATAAATATGAACAGGAAAAAGATACACATACTCCTCCTATATTGATTATTAGATTGCAAGATAAAGAAGTATATAGAATGTACACCTTTTATTTAAAAAATAATATAATAGATGAAGGTATTAAAAAATTATTTTTAAAATCTATGAACAAAAAAATTATTTATAACGGTGTAGAATATAACTTGGATTCTGTAGTATTAGCAAATTGGAATATAAACGAAGATAATGGACACGCAATTGCAGGAATTACATGCAAAAATAAAAAGTATATTTATAATGGTTGGACGAGAACCAGTATGGACCCTGTAATGGGTACAGAAATAACCAGAAATATTCCTTGCGAACTTATGAAATATAATTGGAATATTAAAAAACATGGAGACTTTTGTTTAGATACAAAAAAATGTATCCCAGCTGCTTTAAAGCGTAAATTAGAATATTACGATTCATGCTTTAATTTTAGTAAAGGAACGCGAATATTGATATATGTTCGTAAAGATATTAATCACGATACTTCCAGTGAGAGTAAGTCTCTTTCAACTGAATTATCAAGTTTCAATCCACACCAAATCCCGCCTCCACCCATTGAACCACCACAACTACTACCACCGGGATGGGAAAAAGTTAGAACAGATGATGATGAAGTATATTACATCAATCACAATGACAAAACATCGCATTGGGAGCTGCCAACATATGTTACTGATATGATGATATATAAAAACTTAATGACAGTAAAAGCAGGGAAGGGTATTAGTAAAGCAAAACCTCTTAAGAAATGCCCAAAAGGCACAGTAGTAAATCCTAAAAATAGAAGATATATTGATAAGAAAAAAATATAATATACAATAGAAATAGATAGGGTTTTTAATGAAAAAAGTAGAAAATAGTATATGTTCGCGAATACTAACACCAAAGCAAGTTGGTCCTATTTGCTGGTTTATGGCTACCTTTGTTGCTATGTTTTATAGTCAGCGTAGTAGAAAAATATTACTTGAAGCATCTAAAGATTGGAATAAAAAAAAAGAATTATTTACATTATTAAAGAATGTATTAGATGATAAATACTTGAAGGTCGCAAGTAGAGAAAGCGAGGATTACAAGAAGTTTAGCGACGATACTTTTGGAGAAATTTTATTATATTTAAATAGAGAAAATAATAAGACATTCCCTTATGATCCTAAAAAGATCTCCACAGGATTTGTTCCAGAATATTATGTAGGCAAGCTATATAAATTATTAAATGTGGATTATAAAATGTTCAATTTTTCTACTAAGGATAATAATGTTGCATATTCTTATTTAAACGAAGAATACAATATAATGAGCTATAAAATTTCTAATAAAATGATTAGAATAGAATATAATAATTATGAATTAAGAAACCTTATATACAAACCATATAAATATGTTGAAAATAACTATGCGCCTCCTATATTAATTATCAAGGTAGATGAGAAAGAGGTAGATAAAATTTTCAATGTTATTTTAGAAGGTAATAAATTGAATGAAGGTTATATGAAAGATCAATTAAAATCTATGAGCGAACAAATATTTTATAATGGTAAGGAATATAATTTAGATGCGGTAATATTGGCTAATTGGAATAAAAATAAAAGAATAGGACACGCAATTGCAGGTATTACTTGTAAAAAAAATAAATATGTTTATAATGGTTGGACAAGAAGAAGCATGGATCCTGCTATGGCTGATAAAAATATAACAAGAAATATTCCGTGCGAACTTATGAAATACGATTGGAATATAATTAAACATAATGACTTCTGTTTAAACACAATAAAATGTATACCTGAATTATTAAAAAGGAAATTAAAAGTCAAAGATCTCTGCTTTAATTTTAGCAAAGGGTCAAGAATATTGATATATGTTCGCAAAGATGCTAAACCTGATACTTCTATAGAAACAAATACTATAACTAATAGCGTAGTTCCTGTTAAGCCTAAATCTCCTAAGAAATGTCCAGAAGGCAAAGTATTAAATCCTAAAACAGGAAGATGTATATTGATAAAGAAAAAGCTACCTGTTAAGCCTAAGTCTCCTCATAAACCTATTGTTAAACCTAAATCTCCTAAGAAATGTCCAGAAGGCAAAGTATTAAACCCTAAGACAGGAAGATGTATATTGATAAAGAAAAAGCTACCTGTTAAGTATCCAGTTAAGTCTCCTCCTAAACCTATTGTTAAACCTAAATCTCCTAAGAAATGTCCAGAAGGCAAAGTGTTAAATCCTAAGACAGGAAGATGTATATTAATAAAGAAAAAACCTCCTGTTAAGTCTCCTGTTAAGTCTCCTCCTAAACCTATTGTTAAACCTAAATCTCCTAAGAAATGTCCAGAAGGCAAAGTATTAAACCCTAAGACTGGAAGATGTATATTAATAAAGAAGAAAGCCTAAAAAGTAATATTACAAATATCCTAAGTATCCAAGATATACATTGCATCCCCCCATTTATGAATTGTCATATTTGTCAAAACCCTTTTGAAATTATATTGTGCTAAAAACTCATCTATTTCATTGATAAGCGCACCATTTATATATAATTCTTTGGAATTAACTTCTAAATATAATACCTTAGCGTGCTTAATAGATTTAGTAGCACCTTTCAATGCCAAAAGCTCAGCCCCTTGAATATCAAAATTCCAAAAATCATATTTAGATGCATCTAAATTATTTCTTTCAAAGAAACTATCTACGGTAATACTTTTTTGATTTATTTTGTTAATAAATACAACTCCAGGATGCTCTATAGAATGCGTGCCAAACTCCAAGATACTTGAAGATTGACCATTATTTGCTACATTAAATGCAATCTTTTCATCGTCTTTATCTGTGATAACCGCATTAAATACATTAGGTATTCCTCTGATAGTTGCTTCATAAACCTTTGAAGGAAGAGCATCAACCCATATAATATCTTCAGTTTTTATACCAAGCTTATTATTATATATGCTCAATTCTTCACAATCGTGCGCGCCTATATGAAAGCATCCATTAAGTTTTATTTTTTTACAAGCTAATACATTCTTAACCTCTTCAATATCAATAATCATCTTGTTATTATTAATATAGTTACAAAATGTTTATATATTTATACAATATATACAATATATACAATATATACAATATATACAATATATACTTTTTATATTATATATAATTAGAATATAATTTATATAATGAAAAAATTTAATGAAGCACACTGTATTCGCAATACAGCATCTTGGGCACAAGTTAAACCCGAGCATAAGTTTGATTCATCTAAGTTTAAAAAGGAGGTTGTGTCAGGAGAGCTTCATTTATTATCACCAAAAATAGATGCGATGATTAAAAAGATAGCAGACCTTGATGCAAAAGATATGGCTACTGATAATAAATATTACAAACACATAATATACAGTGATATACCAGGAGTTTATGGTGCTAAAATGGTTGCGTCATCTTTAATAGCCAATGATTATACTCTTGTATATACTGATAAATTAGCTTTAAAAAAAGATATAGAAAATAATAATAAAACTTTTGGTCTTCTAACTACATCCACTGTATACAAAAAGCCTCTAACAGTTGGATTAAAGAAGAAAATGATGACCCTTATGAACGAAAGACCTGCAAATATTAATGGTGCAAATATGCGTATCATAATATTAGATTCAGGCTACAAGGAGGGACTTGATGTTTTTGATGTTAAATATATGCACATATTAGAACCCTTAGTAACAAAGGCAGAATATACACAGGTTATTGGGAGAGGAACACGATATTGCGGACAATCTGGACTACCCTTTATTCCAGATGTTGGATGGCCTCTAAATATTTATAGATATAATTTAAAATATGATAATGATAACACAGTTCACGATATATATCTCAAACACGGTAATAATAATATAAGTGCTTTCAATTTCATTGCGGATATTGAATCAATTATAATTGCATCTGCTGTGGATACTCCTCTAACAGAGAACTTGCATATATTAAGAGATAAGAACAATCGCTTCTATGATTCAATGATGGTTAAAAATAATATAAGGTTTGATAAACCCAAGCGCAAAGATTTAATTGAGGTAGTAAATAATATACGAGGGAAGATATATACTAATGATAATATAATAGACTGTAAGAACAAATGCAAAGGACCTCTTGAAGAATTCCCTTCAGCTAATGCTCTACTTATTATTGCTGCTATATTCACTATAGATAAGCTCGGATTCCGCGATAATGTTCAAATTGTAAACAAAAAAATATATATGGGAAATAAATTTAACAAAGTTAAAAATAATGTTAGAAACGACGAATTGCTAAAATATTTAAATGAGAGATACCCTAAGCCTTTATTATGTAATATGATTGATAAAAATCAAAACTTTTGCGATGCTATCAACAAGGTTTGGATGAACCCTATTAATTTTCTCAAATTATTTGGCGAGAAGATTATTGAAAATCTTAATCACTATAAAAAGATTAATGCTATTAATGATAAGAACTATGCAGATGCTATGAAATTTATTTATGAATATAAAAATAAATTAATACTGAAGAAACCCCTATTTGATTCAGTCCCACCAAAAACCAAATTAAGTAATTTTGAACTATATAAATATGTAGAGAAACATTTTGCTCCCTATAAATGGAATCCTATAGACATTGTAAATAAATGTATTACCGAAGGTGATGATGACCAACTTAATAGTAAGAAAAATAAAAAAGATTACGAACTCGTTACTTTTTCAAATACGCAAAACTTTGTTCAAAGATTTTTAACGCCACAATCACCTTATAAAGGAATGCTATTATTTCATAGTGTCGGTTCAGGTAAAACATGTACTGCTATTTCTACAGCAACAAATACTTTTGATAGGGAAGGATACAAGATATTATGGGTAACAAGGCATACATTAAAAGAAGATATTTGGAAAAATATGTTTGACAAGATTTGCAATGTGATAATACAGGAGCGTCTTAATAATGACGAAATATTACCATCAACAAAAGCAAAACGTATGGAGTTTTTAGGAAAAAATTGGCTGCCTCCTATATCATATAAGCAATTTACAAATTTAATCAAGGGAAAAAACAAGTTTTATAAGCAGATGGTTGCTTTGAATGGTTATCAAGATCCTTTTAGAAAGACGCTAATAATCATTGATGAAATACATAAAATATACGGGTCATCTCTTTCAGCATTAGAAAAGCCTAATCCTGAAGTTCTTCAAACTATGATACAGAACTCTTACAAGGTTTCAGGAAAAGATTCGCTAAAATTACTTCTTATGACGGCAACGCCTATCACAGATGATCATATGAGTTGTGTAAAAATACTTAATTTATTATTAGAAGATCGCGAAAGATTTCCGGAAGAGTTTGATACTTTTAAAATGATGTTTAGCAATGATAATGGGTTATTCACAGAAAAGGGATCATATGAGTTTATGAATAGGATTACTGGATTAGTAAGTTATATAGATAGAATGAATGACCGTAGTCAATTTGCATATCCCGTAATAAAGGATGTTTTAATTGAAGTTGATAGACAAAGAAGCAGTGATAGTGGATTAATAGAAATTAATAACAAAATTAAAAAATACGAAGATAATTTGAATAACAATGATTTGAATAAAGATGAAATAAAAGCTCTAAAGAAGGAGCTTACAAATATGAAAAAGGATCAAAAGAAAATTAATAAACAGATGGAAGAACCGAAGGATATAATAGATTTTATAAATAACTGTTTTGTAAAGAAAGCAGTGCGCCGAAATCTAAAGGATAATATAGATGGTAAACCAAAGGTCAACCGTAAGAAAGTAGCAGTCGCATAGTTTTTTGTAACTTCCAGAATTTGTAAAATATAAAAATGTATGAGTGCGTTATAATGAATATAAGAATTATAGAAAAATATATATAGATATGTATATATTATTATATTCAATAGTTATATCGGCATTGATTTTTGCTGCCTATCAATACCTTGACAGCATAAATAGAGATGCAATCACGCAACCATACGATATTACGAAGGATCTGCTAACAGTTAATAACATTATGATATATATTTTAATAGTATCTATAGTATTCTTTATAATGTATATGGGATTTAATGAAGACCCTGATGTATTCTCTTCGCTGGGATTATTTGACAATGATAATAATTCAAACGATATTAAAAAAACTAATGTTAACCCGAGTATTTTAAGAAATACTACAGACCCTATGAAAATGGGATTTGAACCCTATAATAGCGGAGGTTCAAAGAGTAGTTCCGATTCTGACTCCTCTTCAGTAATATCCTCCGTATGCTCCGCTGATAGCGAATAATTTATATATATTCCTTAGGGTCTACATTTAGAACTTTCAAAATGCGCTTATATAATATCGGTGAAAAGTTAGCAACCGAACAATTCTCATATTCTTTAATTATTTTTTCTTGAATTCCTAATTTGCGTGCTAAATCTACCTGCTTCCACTTTAAGGCATTCCTTGCTGTGGAAATTGCTTGCGCTTGCGCGTGTGTTATTTTGTTTAACGCCGGCAATTCCTCATTATTCAATCGCTGAAATTCCTTATTACCTGCAGGTTTTGCTACAGTATGATGGGCGTCCTTCTTTTGTGCATCAACAGCGTTTTTACTTCTAATTACAACAGGTTTCCAATCTTGATATATTGCGCTCATTTATATATATTGTATGATATATTATTTATATAAATTTAACTAAAATATAAATATAAAATATTCAAATAAACGGAATGGTTGTATTAATCGTGATAAAAATGGTTGTAAAAATATTCAAAAAGTTTTTAACTATTATATAGAATATGATGAACGACCAGAAAGATATAAGCGAGGAGTTGATTTACAAAAACTACAAACCGCAATAGTGCTGTTAAATTGTAGTTAATAGCTTAAATGCGATCATTTACATCCAATAGAAAAGATGAATAGCAAAATTATTATATTTTTATAATAGTCTTGTCTCATTTTTCTTTTCGGTTGGTGTAATAGCAACTCATATAAATCTAAATGTTAATGTAAAAAATAAAATAGAAGAGCATTTTATTGAAAATGTTGCAATTAAAGGAGGTCGTAAATTAAGAAAAAAGAAACCCGTGAAATCTACTAAGAAAAAGATAAATATAAAAAGATAAATATAAAAAACTATATATAAAGGATTCTATAATATATCAATATATAATATGTCAGGCCTGAGCGCATATTTAAGCAGCAAAGGGGTTGAAGAGTTAGAAGGAAATGTAGGGGGGTGTTCGCCGCAATATTTAGATTTAATAGAGTTAACAAAGAAACCCATTGTTAATGTAATGGAGATTGGTTTTAATGCTGGGCATTCTGCAGAGTTATTTTTGAAAAATAACGATGATATACATTTAACATCTTTTGATATTGGCGTACATACTTATCTGTTAGATGGGAAAGCATATATAGATGCGATATATCCTAATAGACATACGCTAATTCTTGGTGATAGCAAAATGACTGTTGCTAACTTTTACAAAAATAATAAAGATAAGAAATTTGATTTTATATTTATTGACGGAGGACACGACTATGAAACTGCTAAGGCTGATCTGGAAAACTGTTTTCACTTGGCACACAAAGATACTATTGTAGCACTTGACGATACAATTTATAGACAAGATTGGACACAATTCTGGACTATTGGCCCAACTCTAACTTGGACACAACATTTGGAACAAAATAAGATTACTGAATTGAATAGAATTGAATATGCGACAGGACAAGGTATGAGCTGGGGTAAATATATATTTTAAGATTTACTCATCTTCTCCAATATTATTTTATTTATTTTTATATAATATAGAATATTGTTTGTTATGTGCTGGAATGCATCAGTATCATTAAATACATATATATTTGGCTTATTTGCTTCATCGTTTGCATATTATAATGGTGTAATTGATTTACTTGGATTTATATTATATCAATCAATACTTCTTATACAATTGATAGAATATTTTATATGGTCTAAAACATTTTCTAACAGATTGCTATCTCAAATAGCATTATTTATTATAATTTGCCAGCCAATGTTTAATATTATAAAAATAAAAAATAGACCAGAATTGATTCCATATATATTAGTAGCATATATTTTAATTGTTGCAATAGTATACACATTTATAATCCCATTAAATACAGTAAATTTTTCATCAGTTCCAAGTAAAAATGGACATTTGGCTTGGAATTGGTTGGATGTTAATATTTATTTAATACTAATATGGTATATATTTATATCAGTACGATGGATAATTGATGGAATATATTCATATTTAATAATAGTATCATTATTACTAATTATATCAATAGTATTATATAGAGAAACTAATACTTGGGGATCTATGTGGTGCTGGGTGTGTAATATTTTATCATTCTATTTAATATTTGAAGTTTTTTATAAAGATTTTTGTAAAATATAACGATTACAATATATCAAAATATTTATGTAAAACATTCTATTTTTTACTTATTTATATATAATATTCATAATATATTATAATAATTACTGAATACGCACTCATTGTATATTATTTATCAGTAATCATATCATAATAGAACCGTTTATTTAGAGAATAATAGCAGGAAGGTTTGAACTTTCTTCCAAATAAACTTTTGCTTCTTAATAAATGATGTAATTCTTCCTCGCTAATGCTTTTATAATTTTTCAATTCTCTTAAAGATACATATTTATACTTCATATCTTCCCAATTAGCAAATGTTGTTGCCATTTCAGGAGGCTCTTCATATGATGTTGATATTATTTCATTAGATAATGTTGATGTATTATTAATATTATTAATATTATTACCATATACATATGATAAATATGAAATATAACAAAGTTCATCAGGTGCATAGGTATCTTTGAACCATAATAAGTAATCATCTGCGCCTCTTAATAGTAATTCACTGTGTGGTCTATTAAGAATACACCATTGCGAAGCTTTATTAATATGTATTTTAGGAATATATTTTAGAGCAACTTTGCAATCTGGAAAGCAATCATCTGGATGTGCTATATGAAAATAGGAATGTTTAGTATCAAGTAGATTATATATATAATTGAAGGATTTTAAAGGAATACACGATCCCGATAAAAATATAAAGTGTTTATTATTTGCATCTTTTAATGCCTCCTTAATCAATAAATTTTGAGCTTTCACTATAGAAATATCCGCATATTTAGTAGCTATTGTTTTATTTATTTTGTAATTATTGAAAAATTCTAAATTATCATTTATTTTGTAATGAATATAAATACTATATTTATTTTTGCTTATTCCATTAAAGAAATTAAACCAGATGCTTTCGTGGTTAATTATGTCGTATATTAAAAAGAGAAATGCTATTTTATTCATTCTCAAAGAAGCTTTTATAAATATATTATTAATTCATATATTTATATAGTAAAAATAAGTGTTCACGCTGGGACTTGAACCCAGAATCTTCGCTTCATAAGAGCGACGCCCTAACCGATTAGGCCACGCGAACAAGGTAGCTGGATATTGTTCCCAATTCCACTACATACTATATAATGTAGGTAATCCTTATATCATTTTACATTTTTACACTTTACACTTTACAACCTCTCTTTATTGGATTAATTTTAATAGCATATTCATTGGTGCTCATAGGTTCTAACAAATCGCTGTCTAATCTGTTAGAATATGCGTTAGATTTATCAGGCATCTTTGTAATACTGCAATTATCAAATACGGGTGATGATTGATAAACCATTCCTATGTTTCCGGTATCTCGCGCTGCTATACTATTCTCAAAAGCTTTCTTGCTTGACATTTCAATTTCAGAGGGATCAGAGTTAATATTAATATTTCCGGGATTTGGTGTATATCCGGCGCTCATCATAATACCCTCTCGTGTTCCGTCAATTTCAGCATTTTCATCTGCCGTTCTGTCTGTCTGTCTAAAATCTCTTCCTGAGCCAGCTATCCCGTATTCATTTGTGTCAGATAAGAATTGCTTGTGGGTATTCTTGAGTTCTACATTGGCATTCATATATCCACCGAACAAACCTTCTAATACCCCGCCTAAAAATCCATACTCCGATTTTCCTTTAATAAGAGTCTCTTTTGTTGTTGTTTTGGCGACTAAATCAGGGTTATATAGAGTTACTCTGTAAGTCGTGCCTCCAATATTGCGAATGCTGTCTATTTTGGGCAATGTTTGACGCAGCGTCTTCTTAGCATCATTTTCATCAAACATAATATATCCAACGCCCTTCTCACCCTTAATATTCGCGATATTCGTATCGTGTATCATTGTTTCTTTCATAGTGGTTTTTGCAGTATCATTTAAAGCAGAGTATGTTTCCTTATTACCTGATAAATTCATTAGCTCGCTATCGTGAACTGTAGTTTCTTTCACTGTGGTTTTAGCAGTATCATTTAAAGCTGAATAAGTCTCTTTGTTTCCTGATAAATTGATTAATTCACTGTCTTGTAAAGTGGTTTCTTTCACGGTAGTCTTTGCTGTATCATTTAACGCAGTATAGGTTTCCTTGTTGCCAGATAAATTGATTAGCTCGCTATCGTGTATGGTTGTTTCCTTCACAGTGGTTTTCATAATATGATTGTCGGGGTCATATGTGGTCGCTTTGCTTGGTATTTGGATGCTTGGATTGCCTACAGCCCGCGTAGACTCAACAGTGTATTCTTTCATCGTATATTTAAGAGCATCCATTATAGGCGCTACGATAGCCTTCACAAGAGAGCTAACATTTGATACTACTGTTCGCGTTTCTGTAGTATTGCGCTCATTATCATATATCATAATATTACTTTTTCCGTAATCATTCTCAAAACCTTGTCCTGGGGAGTTTTCGCTATATTTTGCAGCTCCTTTGTAATCCACATGAAATTCTTGGCGAGCGGTAGGTCTTATATTTTGCGCTGGTCTCTCCGCTTCTTTTGTAATTGCCCCTGTAGTTTTTAGCCACATATCTGGGGTTACTTCATAATTTGTGTCCGGTCTATTTTTATCAAATGGTGTTATAATGCTACGCTGAGTAGTTCCTTTAGGGGGCGCTTGAATAGGCAATTCAAAATATGTTTCTTTTTGATTAATTTTACTCCGTAATTCATCTAAGCTACGCGGTTTAGCGTAGTCTGCAGTTTCCATTTGATGAAAGCCGCCAGTGGGAGCTGCATCAAATCCCTTATTAATACCAGGACCTACTCTTATCTTTTCTATTGGGAAAAAATTATTAACACGAGCAGAATTATTTATACGGGACTTAAGAAAATCGTCATTATTTTTCATACTACATACATTTCCCCCAGCGTTCATTTCAGGCTTGAATAAACAAGGTACTTCTTTCTTATTTTGCCAAAACTGATTATTCCCCATTTTAGTATCAAAGACTGATGACATATTTTCTATATTAGTATTTTGCGTCACATTTTTTCTTAAAAAAGGCTTCATATTATTATGTGAAAATTCGCTTTTGTTTATCATTTGACCAGTCAAAGACGAAACAAAGTTGTCAGTGTCATTTGCTCCAGATTCATTTGCTGACTCAATGCGAGCGAACATATCAGCATATGAAGGTTTTGCTACAATACCTGTCTCAAATGGCGTTTTTGCCTTTTCATATAATTTATTGCTTCGCTTCTGCTCGTCTTCCTTGACCTTATCCCAATAACTTGAACTATAGATATTGTTCATAGATGGAATGTCATTGTCATTAGAATATAAATCCATTATTAACCTCTAATGAATAAAGGAAAAAAAATAGTAAATATATTATCTATATCACTCAACACTCAAAGTTATATAAGAAATTATTACTCTATTAATGAAAGTCGCATAGTTAAATATGAGTGTTGAAAGTGTTGCATTAAAATTAAATGAGTTGCATAGCAAATTAAAACTCAATAATGGTAATTTTAGTGAAGAATACCCTGAGCAAGAGATGGCAGTTATGTTTATTGAACCTGAAGATGTTGTTTTAGAATTAGGTGGTAATATTGGGAGAAACTCTTGTATTATTGCGTCTCTCTTAGCGGACAGCGCCAGCTTAGTAGTATTTGAAACAGACCCAAATATTGTACCGTTGCTAAAAGAGAACCGGGATTTAAATGATTTTAAATTTCATATTGAGGATTGTGCGATATCCAAAGCAGAATTATATCAATCAGGGTGGGTTACTAAAACCGCCGATGTAATTAACAGTTATGAGTTAGGGTCTTGGACGAAGGTTAAAAATGCTACTTGGGCGGATGTAAAAAGCAGATACTTTAAACATAAATTTGATACTTTGGTAGCCGATTGCGAAGGAGCGCTTTATTATATACTACGGGATGAGCCTGCCTTTTTAGAAAACTTTAAAAAAATTATAATTGAAAATGACTTTAATGATATGGATCATAAAAACTTTGTAGATAATGAGTTTAGAAGATACGGGTTCAAGCGTGTTTATGCAAAATCGGGTGGTTTTGGTCCGTGCTTCGGGTTTTTTTACGAAGTATGGGAAAAATAATTAATAATTTAGGTAGGTAGTTAGTTATTAGTTTTAGCTATTATTAGTATTATTTTTGCATTTAATTAGAACATTTTACACTGGGATACATAGTTCCATAAGGGTATCCTGGGGCATATGACAAATTATCTTTTGATTTATTTTTCCACTCATCTAAATTTGATATTAATTTAGTGCTATTATCTTTCGGTAAAAATCCCGATTGGTCTTCAGGTAATTCAATGCACGGTACATGGTTATCCTTAGCAACCATTCTATAATTTACGGGAACTCGGTCAAAAGCCTCAATTGCGCGTTCTTGAGGGTCAAAGCATAGCCATTCCCATCTATTAATTCCAGTCTCCTTTAATGTACACGGTGGATTTGAGAGACGTGTATCTTCACGTGGTATAATACAAGAACGAGGCTTGTCTGCTCCCTTGATATTGCACCCCGTTGGTTCATATCTACCTGGTAAATATTCGTCGGCATTACACTTAGTATTCTTGTAATTTAAACCGAGAAGTTCGCTTGAATCATCAACAGCCTTTTTCATACTACAAGTATTTTGCCCATAAGCTTGGTATCTTAGCGCGGGGTCATTTGGTACATCTTGGAAACATTCAACGCAATCGTTATAGGGAGTTTCAAGTTGGTACAAGCCCGGTCCTACAGCTCTTTTCAATTGCTCCTTATAACTGCAACTGTCATAATTCAACCTCGTATCTATATATTGGTTCATATCTAATAAAATAATATATTATTTTATACATAAATAAATAGATATGCTTATATTACCATTATTTGCTACTTATTTACAAACATTGAATGGCCAGCCATATGCGACCGAGAGGTTTCATAATGAATATAACAATGAATATGACAGAAACGGCAATCTTGTTGAATATAATGTTGAAAAATACGATATAATTAGCGCGTTATACCTTCTAATGCGCGGATATAACGCAAACTATTACTATAGATGGGGTATTATGGATAATATTTGCGTAATATTGCTATATATTTTAACATTTATTATATCTGTATTTGCAGCATATCTATCATTTTCCTGCACCTGGAAAGGGATAGTTTCTAATATTGTCGCAAGGTTATTATTCGGGTTTGCTGCATTTATGTTAGGTCCATTTTATTTAGTGTGGTACTTCTTTGTGAATTATTTAGGTAATTTATGCTAAAAACATAAAAATAAATTATTACATCCGGGCTATTCCTAACACACCCTATTTAACTACATTTAACTACATTTAACTACATTTATTATAGTTAATATGAGGAGGCAAAGGAACTTCGCGGTACATTATTGATTGGCACGCGGGAAGATGGAGCATAGTTGTATCAATTGGCGCAGTCTTGTCATTTTTAATTATTCCATCGTTGGTGGGTACATATTGATTTGTCCCGCATTTAGAAATAATCCTGGTCTGTCCTCTTAATTCACTGTCTAAATCTACTAAATTTCCTTGAACATGTGAAACCGCAGTTCCACCGACAAATCCTAATTGGTGTCGGCATTTATTTATGTGTTCGTATCTAAATGGCGAAAGAAGATAGCTTAGTGTACTAACATTATCTTGCAAGTCTTGTTTGTATGAACAAGTATCGTATGTTGTTCTATTAAAACTCATATTATCTTCTATTATATAATATTTTTTTTATTATATAGAAACATTTTTATTACGCCCAACCCAATTACAGTTTTTATTAAACTCTGCGCGATGTATATAGGATCGCGTATCTTCGCCGCCATTTGTCCATACTGGCACAATATGTTTAGGGTCTTGAATATCTTTCATAAAATCCAATAAAGGGATGAAGTTATTCATTTCTTTTTCCATTATTAATTTTTTGCATTGAAAGGGATTCGTATTTGTCCCTTCAATAAGGTTTAACTCATCTCCTATATTTCCAACGCCACATCTAAGGCTCGGTCCTGAAGTGAAAATGCGGTTGTTTAATTGTATTCTGCATTTGTCATTTGTCATACCATCGGGATTATTGCGAAGCGCTGAATAATTATCTATAAGGCAATCGTCCGATAAACCATACCCTGGGCGTCCGCGTAAATTGGGGTGTAGCAAATAACCATCTGTCATTCGCACATTGGGATTTTCGCATTCTACGAAATTATTTGGGAGCAAATTATAGTCAGATATTTTATTGTTATGTAGCTCTTTAGCGGTTTTCCAGCAATCATCAGAACATATACTTGTTGATGATTCAAACATATTATTATTATTCATTATCTATTTGTAAATAATAAATAAAAAAAATATTAATTATCCTTAATATATTGCTTATCGTACTTTTCTAACATTTCGCTTTTTATATCAAACTTTATAGTATCATATCCCTGTATGTATGCTTTGTCCAGCTTGTGATTCTTATATTCGTGGATTTTCCAATCATCATTATTGCTACTTATACCGACTGTTTCATCTATAGTATTATCAATCCTGTATATCTTATTAAAAGATTCCTTCATTTCCTTCATTTCATTCATATCTCTTATTACCTTAATATTACCTACAGTATCCGCATTACTCGCATCGCTTGTATCACTCGCATCGCTTATCTCTCTTGTTTCATCGCTATTCATTACATTCCTCACTTTATAATGCAATAAGTTCTCTTCGCCTTTTTCATTTTTAACATAATCCTTGTATTCTAATTCGCGCGTAGAAATACCTTCACAAGTTTCAATATTATAGGTTATTGATGTTGATTTTTTCATTATATATAATATTTATTTATTATTTATATATTGTAATTGAGTTAATTATATAAATAATTATTAAAGAATGAAACAAAATAGTCAGCGACCAAAAAGTCTTCCTGTAATTTCAAGAAGTTCTCAGCATTTATTTATTAAGCGACCAAAAAGCCTCCCTGAAATTTCAAGAAGTTCTCAGCATTTATTTATTAAGCGACCAAAAAGCCTCCCTGAAATTTCAAAGCGTTCTTTTTCAACACCTAAACCAATAAAACCACCTCTAATATATTCACCATCTAAATCTAAAGAATCTACAAATAGCTCTTTGCATTCATCAGCGATGCATTCTCCGCCACCATCTGCTAAAATAGATGTAATTCATCCTGTTGATTTATCGCAATACGATGCTTTATTACCACAAACACACGCATATCCTTTAAACATAGTAGCAATATATTATATTACATTTGTATATACTATTATTGATAGTTTTTGTATTAATATTGTAGATATATTAAAAAGAATAAATAACACCGACTATATAAAACCTCAGCTGTTTAAAAAAGCTGCGATAGAAAGGTTATTAGATTTGAAACAAAAAATATTTATTGAAATATACAATTACAAGTTGTTAGATGGTTCTATAATAGATATTAGTGGTATTTACACACTTATAGATTTTTTCTTGTTTAAAAAAACTAAAAAGAGAGACATTAAAATATACAACAGTTGGCGATCTTACTTATATAGTGTAAAGAAATGGAAATATGATAGAGTAGAAAGAGAAATGACTAAACTATATAGGGAATTATCTATATATGTAAGAGACACATATACAACAGATGCAGATATTGAAGAATATATGCGTATTTATTTTAATAAAAACAAGGTTCTGCAACATATATTATCAAATATTCAAGGTATAGATATTTCAGTTATTAATAATAAATTAAAATCTCAATTTAAAATGATAGAAGAGTTAATAAATATTCTTAATGATATCTGGGTTGATGAGAAAACTAAAGGAGGGTTCATAAAATTTATTTTAAAAACACAAAAAACTTCTGGTATACAGAGTGGCGGAATGTTAAGTTTTTTACGGTCAAATCGTGTTTTACCTTCTACAGAACATCAACAACCTATGAATATGCGTGCAAAAACTGGAAGAAGCCAGCAAATCATTAAATTATATAAAAGCTTGCGACCACGAGCAAATAGTGTTTTACCTGAACAAATTTTACATCTAAATATGTATAGGCGTGCGCATACGGCTAACTTTCAAAATATATATGATTATCTTTTTCTTCTTAATTCTTATTTATTTGAAGTAGATGATAAAATGACAGAAAGGTCTATGAAACTATTGACAAAATATTATAAAAAATTAATACGAGATTATGAAAAAGAATACAAACATTTATACAAAGACCCGCGTATACAAAAAGAATCAATACGTTCACCAATGTTTTTAATAAATTGGAATAGAGAACAATTTAAAAATTTTGATAAAAAACCAGATACAAAGAAAAGATATAAACAATATAAATTAAAGCAGATACCAACTTTTACTGAAATGAAACAAAAAAATGAAAATTTAATTGCATTAAAATTAAAAAAGCATTCAGATAGGTTAGACTTAGAAAAATTAAAATTAGAAAAACATATTAGGGGACAACATATTAAATTCCGCCTTGAAACTAATATTAAATATATAAAAGATAAAATTGATAGTGTTGAAAAGGATTTAGCTCACTTATTTCCTTAACATAAACTATTATTTGTAGTAAAATTATCCAATACTTTTAGTTGTTTTTTGGTATATTGCTGGAAACAGTCTTTCCTTAATGGTAGCTTATTTTCTAAGAACAATGTATCTTCGTGAACCCAATCATTTAACTCGCGTCTATCCACGATACAAGACTGACCACCCCCGCAAGGACACATACATTTACCTGAGAGCATTATTATATTAATATTAAAATAATATTAAATAATCAATTTTTATTTTTATATATATTATTAGATATGAAACCTAAAGAATTAAAGGAGACATCTAATATAATTAAGTTTCCTATGCGATATTTACCGAAGATGCTTAATAAAAAAGACAATGAAAAACAATTAAAAATGCTTAGAAAATCTCAAGAACAATATAAGAAAGGGCAATATTATACCAGAGAAAAAGTAGCGTCCTTTAAGAATAAGAAGTCAAATCATATAGCAAACGCTCGCAAAATATACAAGATTGAAAACATTACACCTACCAAGGAATTAGCATTAAAAACCGGCTGTAATTTAGAAACACTTAATAAGATTCTTAGGAAGGGCGAAGGTGCTTACTTTTCATCAGGGTCGCGACCTAACCAAACCGCGCAATCTTGGGGGCTTGCGAGATTAGCGAGTGCTCTAACATCTGGAAAAGCGGCAGCAGTTGATTATAAAATAATAAGCGAAGGGTGTGATCATAAGAAGAAGGCTTTTATATTAGCAAATAAAGCGAAGCAAAAATATAGAAATGGACATACATCCTCTAAGAAAGTTGCTATACAGATATAAAATATAAAATATATTCTATTGCAACTCTCTTATTTTTTCAATGCAAACATTTAGCAAACACTTGTCAAATAATGCATTTCTATCTTCGTCTTTACTACAAACATTATTATATACTTCAATATTATTGTTAGAATTATTATCAGTAATACCTATAGTATCTTTATCAAAACACTTAGTGCATCCTAATATTACTATAATTTTGTATTTAAGGCGCGGATATTTGCTGAGTAATACGCTATCTAAACTTTTGGCATCTTCGTAATCATCTTTAATATTACTATATTTACCATTTTGCTCTTCGTGATGATAGCACATATGACCCTTTCTAATAAAAAGAATATACTCTCCTGTCTTCTCGCATTCTTCAAATATATTAGTCAATCTCTTGCATCTCCTAAAATACTTTTCTCTATCCGCAGTAATAGCATTGCTATTTTCAATGTTTTCAAAGTCGTGATGAAAATAAATGTCCTTATCATTAATTCTTTCCTTGCTCAATGGCTCTGTGAATCTCTCAAAATTACAATCAATACATTTAGATACGCCATTATATGAAACATTCCAATCAAATGGGAGCGACACTTTTCGCAAATTATATTTATTTAAAAAATTTGCTACATCACAATCAATCCCAATAGATACAAAAATCATTTTAGAATATAATATATATCAAATAATATATATTTATATCATTTTACAAAAATAAAAAAACCATTATAAATGCGTTGAACGCCTAATGTCATTAAATATGTTATCATAACAAGTTAGACCATTCTCTTTACAAGATGGCCCGTTATTATATAGCCAATCACCTAATTTATCCTGTTCATTAGGTATGGTTGTAGAGGGCATTGTATAAAATTGACGCGGTAATAGCGATTTATTATATAGGTCGTCAGTCTCGCGAAATACATTTTCGTTAAAATACTCATTCATATTTTTGTTTATTTTGGAGTTTTCAATAGAACACGCTGAAAACATATTATTATTTTCGTCGTATTTGCTATCTAATATATTAGGGTTCATAAATGGATTAGACTTTGTTGGTTTAATACACTTTTTATTATCTATAATATCCAGATTATTTTCATTTAAATACTTTTCTATCTTCTTGGTTTTTTCATATTGGTAATTATATATAATTATAGAAATTATCATAATTATTAATACAAATAAAATGTATTTTGAATCATTAAAAACTAAGGTGAAAATAATTCCTAAAAATAACAATCCCCTTATTATTGCATTAAGCTTGTCTTCAAATGTCATATTAATATCAGGAATTAATATCGGTATTGTTAATATATTTAAATTATCTAACCAAAACATTATTTTTTGTTCTTATCCTAATATCTATATTATTTTTTAATTACTATCTATATTATTTATTCGTCAGCCTCATTTATTATTCGTCAGCCTCATTTATTATTCGTCAGCCTCATTTATTATTCGTCAGCCTCATTTATTATTCGTCAGCCTCTCTTCTTTTAGCGAGCTTTGATTTAAGCTTATTTACAGTCGCAAGCTTTTTTAGCGCCGGTTTATTTACAGCCTGCCGAGAACCTCCTTTCTGTCCCTGGTTCATATTACCCATCATATTCTTGAACATATCCATACCTTCCTTGTTATTCATCATAGTATTCATCATATTCATCATAGATGACATATCAGGTTGGCCACCGCCGCTACCGCTACCTCCAGTATTTTTAGAAGTACCTTGACCCTGTCCTTGATTAGCATTGCCAAATATACCACCAGGCATTGCTGATGCAAACTTAATAGCATCTTGGAGAAGGTTCTCTTGCTTTAATTCACCAGTTGAGATTTTATTAGCCATCTTTCTGCTAACATTAGAAATAAGTTCGCTAAAGCCGCTATCAGGATCTCCAATAGCCTTTAGAATATCGCCATTATCCCCAATGGATTTTTGTAGTTTTTCAACATCAACATCTTGTAAAATTTCCTTAGCAAGTTTCCCAAGCATAGTATCTTCCATTTGCGACATATCAATGCCACTGGTTTCCTTGCTCTTCTTTGTTTTCAGTTCGTTCAATCGCGCAATAACCTTTTGGTGAAGTTCATTAGTTATAGCATCAAGACTGATTTCATTCTTAGTATCCTGCAGGACAGATAAATACAGCTTGACATCATCGTCACTCAATTCATTCATAAACAGATAGAATACAGAGAAAAAATGATGACATAGATAATCATCATTTACCAGTTTTCTAATAGCAGATACTGAAATATTTTTATATATACATACATCTTTCACATCATCCGCAAGAAACCAATCATTAGACGAGTTGATATCATCTATATTAGTATAAGATGTCCAAAAATCTTCAGGGATAGATTTAACATAGATAATATATTCGTCAGACGATTTGTCAAGAGTAATATAATTATCCTTAATTACTTTCATTATACCCTTTCCAAACGCGTGATCTTCATCGCCTTTATCGTTCTCTCTCATCGCTTTAGCAGATGACTTGATTCGCTTTATTAAATCAATATAATATTGATTAAATATAAATTGATTTGACATTCCGTTTTTAATACCGTTATAAAAATATATTATGATAATTCCTTATATATATTTTAGAATTTTTGAGAATCTCTAAACTTTATCAAATCTTCCATTGACTGATTTATTTTTTCACCCTTAGATGACAACTGTGTGTCATCTCCAGTAATATTCTTGATACCATCTGTTATATTATTATCATTTGTTATAAAATCCCAATTATAATTTTTATCATTTAATTCTTTTGTTTCATCTTCTATTATAGAGAATTTGTCAGAGAATGATGCAGTATTTAATGTGAATGCAAGAGGTTCGCTTTCTTCGCTATTTGCATTACTGCCATTACTGCCGTTACTCCCATTTCCTCCGTTATTAGTATTGTTTAAAGGAATTACATCATTATCTCCTGAAACACTGCCAGCTGTCTTGTCCATTCGCGTATTTTGGCTACTGCAAAGAATACCTCTGCCTGGAAGCAATAAATGATCAAAAACCGCTTTGCCAAATAATAATTCTTTGCTCGGCAATATCATAAATGCCGGAACAGAATGAATCTTACTTTCAATATTCATATTTTTATTACGCAAATCGTCAATAGAAACAAGCTTTATTACTTTCTCTTTATCATATCTTTTAATGTGTTCTAATAACATTTTACAATGATTACAATAAACACTAAAAAATAATATCATTTACACATATATTTATAAAAATAAATTTTCTTTATATACTAATATTCTTTTTAATCTTCAATGATATCTCTTATTTACAGAGATGTTATTGGATTTGCTAATAATTTTTTATTCTACTTTTTCAAATATACACCAGCGATTGAATGAACTAAACCGTTTAAGATCCTTGTTTTCATCTTTGTCCAGTTCTATAATGGCTTTGTGAAGATTTTCTTTGGTTTCCTTTAATTCATCTAAATTGCTCTTAAATCTATTAAATGTATCTGTGAACATTTCGCTTTCCTTAATATTTAACCCAAAGTCTTTGCATTTTTCTATTAAAAACTTATAAGATACAACATATTCTGGGATTAACTTGTTGGTTGTCTCAATAAACACATTTATCTTCTTATTAAACGCTGATATCTCATTCTTATCATAGCATCTTAATATCGCCCATATAGGCTCGCCTCTATCTTCTTTGCGCATTGATAGTTTTTTAAAACCCTCAATTTTATCCCCGCCATTATTTTCAATATCTGTTTCAATCTTTTCACCATCCATAAAGGTACAGAAGAAAACGCCCCCATTATTTAATAGCTGGCTAACATTTAACAAAAATCCGTCAAGCATATCCTCGTTTTTAAAGAAATAATGAATACCAAACATACACGAGCATACATCAAAACCATTTGCACCGCGCCCTACAATTTTATTAAATTGCGTTTCATTCTTTTTGTTTCCTTTGCCAAATACCATTTTTAATACATTGTAGCTTTCCTTATCATCTATAGCAGCATCATCATTAATAGCGCATTCGCCAGTAATTATTGATTTAGCACAATCACCCACTGCGAATACCATATCAGGAAATAGCATATTATTATTATTTTTCATATTAATAAAGAACCTCTTCCTCTCCCGCAGTAATCTCGCGTAAGCACCGTGATTTGGGCTATATATATTATTTTTAACTAAATCAACTCCTAATACAAACTTGTACTCATTCTTTATCCAGCGATTAAGGTCTCCACCCTGACCGCACGCCAATTCTACAATAGACCCTTTCTTCGGTGGCTTAGAATAAAGGAGATCTTTTATTCCGTGATTGTGGAAAACCAACATTTGATGTGATAAACGCGCTTCATTTTGGATAGTTCGCGAATAGTAAATATCATTAGAACTTAATTCGGTTACATCCATATTATTAACAATACGCTCATTTCCTATAATATTATTTTGAGATATAGGATTATGTATTGATCTCCAAATATTACAAGCAACGCTAAAATCATTTAGTGTTTTTGACAAAGTCCCTTGTCTATATATACGCGTCTTGTCTTCTCGTACCCTCATTGGTTTCCAACGCATTGAAGGATTTGCTTCGCTACTATCATAATTAAACTCCACGATAATCTCATCATCTATTTTATCACCATTATCGCATCTAATCTCTTTATTCGCTTGCAATTTAATTAATGAACGCTCAATTCCTTTTTCATAGTAATATTCAGGCATAAATAAGCGGCACACATATTTTTCTCTCTCCTTTATCTCATTTTTATATTGATTAAACTTATAAATATAATTAAATACATCCTTCATATTATAGTTTTCTATTTGCGATGCATTATACCCCACATATAATTTAAACTCAACATAACTAACCGTATCAATTGTAATAACTTCGCCTTTCTTCACTAAAAAGTCAATGCTGTTTTGCTCTGGCGGTTTCCATTTCAATACTTTGTCCCACCCGAGTTTTTCAGTAAGAGGTTCAGGTTTACTCGCATAATTAGAATATACCGCAAGTTTAGCCGGAGTAAATATTAGCCCGTCAATTTCATATGGATATACTATATTTGTTAAAATGTTTTTACAATCATTTAAGATGTCTTTAGAATATAAATGCTCCTTTACAATATAATCAATCGCAAATTCGCTCTTGCTTTTCAATAGCTTCTCAGTTTTCATTAAGTAATTATATCTACATTGCGAGCCCTCGCTTAAACTTCCTGATTTATCAGGTTTATCGGTATTACTTGCGATTAAAGGAAGCTGCGTTATTTTCTTTCCGTTGTAATAATATATGTCAAAAGATGCGTATAGTCCTACAGAAGAATTGTCCCTACGCTTATTACAGGTTATATATTCGCCATCAATAAGGGTATTATATAATTCACTGGGGCTTTTAAGACCTGTGTCAATAACTTGATGCGAATTATTAATTAAATATACGCAACCTGTGTTATTTATATACATTAAAAGGCGCTCGCCATCGGCTTTCTCGGTTACTGTATATTCTGTTAAAATGCTTGTGAAACCATAGCCGTGTTCGTAATCGCTTGGATTAAGCATATTCATTCTCTCAAGTGTAAAAGGTTTTGGTGTTAATAGAGGCGGTTTCTTTTCATCGTATCTCCTCGTGTAAATATCGCTTTTAACAAGCTGTCCATATTCCTTTATGACGTCAAGCTGCTGACTTTTAGAAATTATAAAGCTGTTTAAATGCAATGCTTGCTCCATTTTTATAATTGCTGGTAATATATTATCATTCTCAGTATTTGTTATATCTATATAAAACTCATATTGTTGTGTTTTCTTAATAATTTTTGATTTATTCAGTGCTGTGTGATACTCTTTGTCTGTCGCTTCATAATAATCGCGGTCGTGCCCTTTGCATATATTTACTATGTATTTGATATTAGTCTTTTTATCGGTATAAGTAATAAATTTGTTGATTTTAAAGTATTTCCTCATATTATCCCAGTTAACTACCGGATTCCTTTCAGTGTCAATCTTTGACTTTTTAATATTTAAAAAGGTTAGGCTTGAATCAAACAACGTGTTAACATTGTTTTTAGACATTAAGCTGTGGTTATACCAAGTAATATAATTGTCATCGTGTTTATAATTTTTATTATTGCAATAATTTATTATTTTCTTCGCACTTTTAATAGTTAATAAATAATCATTGGAATATGCATGCAATACTTGTGGCTCGTTTTCTTCTTCATAGCCTTCTGTTTTCATTATGTTTACAAAGTTATAATAGTTATCTTCGGACCATAAATCAGCGCCCTCTACTTTAATAATATTTTCAATGTTTTCCTCTCCGTTCATTGATATATTATCTATAATTGTGAAGATAGTATCGTCTTTTGATATTTCCATATTATATATTATTATCTAATAAATATAGATATTATAGATTTATATATCATTTTTTATATAAATAAAAAAAATGATATATTCATATAGATAAATTACATTATTAAAATGTCAAAAATGTTTATGCCTATCAAATTTAATACTACAATAATATTGACACCCAACGAATTAAATAAGAATTTTGAAACTACTATATTGACAAAAATTAAAGCGACTCTTGAAAATAGTTGCAGTAAGCACGGGTATATTAAAAAAGATAGCATAAAAATAATCAAAAGAACACCTGGATATATTAAGGAATCGCATTTTAATGGTAATATCGCGTATGATTTGAATTGTATAGCAGAAATTTGTAATCCAGCGCAAGACTCTATGGTCAAATGCGTTGTTAAGGCGAAGAACAATCTCGGTTTGCTCGCTATAGGCAAATATGAAGATATGGCTATTTTAGAGGTAATAATTCCCAAGATAAGTTCAGGGATACAATCTGATGTTAATATTGATAATATTAATATTGGCGACGAAATCAATGTTATTGTTTGTGGTAAGAAATTCACTCTATACGATAAAATGATATCTATTATTGGTAAAATAATTAAAGATAAATACGATGATGATATTAGTGTCATTGAAGAAGATGAGGATGACAGTCCTTCAATTGACGATGAGGAAGAAGATATATTGTCGTATATGGATGATGAACTTGTTGACGATAACGATGTATATGAAGAAGAAGATGAAGATGATGTTGATAATGTTAGGAAATTAATTATAGATGATGATAACGATAAGCTTAAGGGGGGTGAATTTAGTTTGTTTGAAAATGAAGAGGAAGAAGAGGAAGAAGAAGAATTAGATGATTTGGACGACGATTTAGATGAAGATTTAGACGACGATGTAGATGACGGAGATTTATATGGAGGAGATGATTATGAATAGATAGCTATGATATGAATATAGGATATTCAAATAATATTATTATATAAAAAAATATAACCTAATGTTATTTAATAATGAATAAGATTGATTTATGTAAAACAATACAAGCTAATGTATCTAAATTGACGGACAGCGAAAATTTAGAACTATTCAAGATAATATTAGATACGAATGCTAATTATACTAAGAATAATAATGGCATTTTTTTAAATCTCAATTGGATTGACGAGGAATTGCTTCATAAAATAAATAGTTATATATTATTTTGTATTAAATCACAAAATGAAATATCTAAATACGAGTTGATGAAAACATTACTAAATGACAGCATTAATACCAAGGAAAATAATGGCGACGAAGAACAGTCTATTAGTATGGATAATAATACAGCAAATACGGAAGTACAAGTAGGTACTTCCGGAACTGTTATAAATACAGCAAATCAAAAGCAGAAGTTTTCTTCAAGTATGAAATTTTATTTATTAAAAAAGAAGTTTATGAAGCAAAGTAATATTTGTAATGCTTGTTTAGAGAATGATTTAACTTATGAAGATTATTTAATTACATAAAAAAATGATAAGTATATAATACTAATAAAATATACGAAAATGATTGATATTCTCTATAATAAATTAGGAGCGTCAAATGATGCATCTATCGCCGAATGGAAAGATGTTGACGCTGAAATATTTAAAAAACATTCACAGCATTCTCTACAAATACAGTGTATGCAGCATATTCAGCATATGCAGAATAATGTAAAAGATGCTGTTAAGGATGTTAATACTGTTAAGGATGTTAATGAAGAAAAAAATGTATTACCTGAAATAACTGAAGAGCCATTATCTAAGCCTCTCCTGTTGCCTCCTATACCTACTATATTAGCTAAAAATAAAAGAAAAGATACGAAAGATCAAAAGGATACAGCTAATAAACCTCTTAATATTATTATTAATGAAACAACATCCTTTAATAATTCTACAGAATACATAAAAGAAGCTTTAATTACAATGATTTCTAAGGATGAATTTGCGAAGGTTTTTGGTTTAACAAAATGCGCGGAAATAATGTCTGGTATAGTAAATAATAGGTGGAATAAATCAACAGCATTGTTTATATCTTTCTTGCTTGATAAAGAGGTTTATTATAATGATAATATAGTAATTTATAATAAGGAGAAAAATAAAGGGAGAATTACTATTACAAAAACATAGATTACATTTATTTTGTAGGTTTAGGTTTATACAGAGGGTACAATATCAGCTTCTTTTTATTAAGTAATAAATTCGCAATATGATTACATATTAATCTCTTATTTTTCATCTTGACAATGCCAGTCGCATTTGGCATTAATTGGCTTATAAATGTGTTATGGTCTTCTTCAGTATATGTATCGCAAACTCTACCTGTTTTCTTGCCATCTCCTGGTGAAAATAATTTTAATATATATTTATTTTTAGAGCGTACTATAATACCCCACGCAGTTTTTTCATTCGTCATATCTTGAGGAATATATAGGTTATTATTTATGCGATTATTGAAATACTCCTTTATATATATTGAAGCTGGTCCTACATTTTGTTCATTATTAGTTGTCGTATTAAAGAGTTTGATATTCTTTTTAAGTTTCATTACTTGCATATCGTCAATATGTTTTAAATATTCTGTATAATTTCTGTATTTTTTAATAATCTTCTTATCATTCTCATTATATTGAATATATGTATTATCATCATCTGTGTTTTCATTATACATATTTATATATCCTATATATTCATTGTCATTATCGCGATAAGAAGGGATATCATCGCTTTTTATTAAGACTCCTTGTTTATATAAGCAATCGCATATGAACTCAATATTCCTATCAAATATATCATTTGCAGCATTTGTTGCTGCAGCTACAGGGGATATTAAAGGATAGTATCTCAAAATATAATCAATTAATATTTTAAAATCGTCTGAAGTTAATTTTAAATACAAAGATATTGTAGTTTTATTTATATCACTATAATCAATATCTAATTTATCAATTACTTTTTGCAACGCTTTCTTTATAGTGGCTGTTGTAGCTGCAGTATCTACATCATTTGCTGCGTCGGTGGCGTGAGAAGTGCGAGCTACATCTTTGCCATTATCAAAAGTTTTTATTAACATATCATTGTTATACCTAATAATTTTATTGTTTTTTACAAGCTCTATCGGGCTTATTAAAAGTCCATTTTTATATCTTGTAATATACTTTTTATTAATAAAGATGTTAGGATATATAATTTTTTTAATAGCATACATTAATATATCATTGTCAATTTCAAAGCCCATATTATTTTTTAACATTTCAAAGTCAATATAAGTATTCGTTTTATTCTTTTCATCTTGATCATTATCAATTATATCGTTAATTATTTTTTTTATTTTATTTTTAATACTTACTAAAAGATGTTTGTATAATTCGCTACGATATCCTTTGTCATTTATTTTAATACCCGCATTATTAACATTGCATTTGGGTTCACTACTTTCTTCGTCGCCAAAATTATACTTAATAAGAGCCCCTTGAGATGTTTCTATATTAACATTATCTAATTTAAAAAGAGTTTTGGGGAAATAATTGATATTTTTCATTAAATAGCAGTCAATTGCATTATCCATTATTATTTTATCTATTTTCTTACTCTCAATATACTTGCGTGTTGATATTCTAAATGCATTGATATCAATACTTTCTCTCTTCGTATCATCATTGACACTTGCGTGCATAAATACGGAAACATTGCGACTTTCAATATTTAGCCGATTATGTCTACAATTGCGAATGCCACGCCCTATAATTTGGTCAGACCTATTAAAGTGATACCACGGCTCTATTAAATGTATCTCGCGTGTATTATAAAAACTCAAGCCTTCACTTGCTACTGGTGTTATAAGGATAACCTTGATTTTTGATCCATTATGATTAGCATCATTATTAATTATTTTGATTAAATCATCTATTTTTGTAGCCCCCATATATTCCCTTTTATCACTTGTTAGAATACAATATTTAGGGTTGCTAATTCCTTCATAAACTGGTTTATTTTTAACAATATCCGCATTTTTTAATATATTATTAGTTCCTTCGCGTGTATATCCAAGGTGTTCAAGGCAAATAGCTATAGGAATTATACCAGATAGTAAAAATCGCGAGTATATTACAACTATTCCTTTGGAATTACGAATAAAATTGCAGACATTTAAAAACTTTCCTGAATATTTTCCTAAATGTTCTTCGTCTGGCATTAGAGCATTTTTATATTTCTCTACATATTTTAATTCTATAGGGTCTGTTTCCTTAGTTTTACTAAAAAAATTATAAAACCCCTTAATTCCTATATCATTGTCAAAAACAATATTCATTGGTTGAAGTAATCTCATATTATTATTTTGTTTTTCTTCTTCTTCTCCATCTTCTTCGTCCATATCTATATCATCTCCGTCTATATCAAGTTTCTCCAGCTTATCTATTATTTTCTTTTGTGATTCTCCTAATTTTGATATAACGATATCCTCATCTATATTTTTCAACCATTTAAGGTTTTCTTTGCTAATCGCTTTATTATTAGGATCTTTGATAGGTGCAGTTTCTAACACTTTGATACCACTATTGCTTGGATTTAATTTTAAAGCAAATGTGAAAGGATTCTTACCCTTCAAATAAGAAATGTAGGTGTTTGACATTTTCTTGATAAGCTCTACAACATTTGCATCTTCTATATTGAAGGTCTTATTGTTAAATATTTTTTTATATTCATTAATAATATTAAAACGCTTGTCATTTATAATTAGTAATTTTAAAAGTTCTAAAATATCTCTCGGTTCGTTATACATAGGAGTAGCAGATAATAATATTAATCTATTATTTACCCCTTTTTCAAGACAATTCATTAATGCTAAATAGGTATCCTTTATCTTTTTATTTGTGCTTCTTATGTTGTGTGCCTCATCTATTATAATAACCCTATTTTCTACAATTTTATTAGTATAATTGTCATTAATATATTTGGCAAATCTGTCATATGTAAAAATTTCATATCTGGTTTTTAATAACGCCTTCAGTTCGCTTCTAAGTTTCTCTCGGTATTCTTTTATAACCTTGTCATCTTTATTCTTTTCATTAAAAGTAGACTTATATATATTTAATAATTTAATATAGTTATACTCTGTACATTGATTTGAAAGTTTTTCAAAAGTATCAAAATCATCTATGTTAAAAACTTGTGATTTGAAACTGTTCTTTAATGATTGAGGCATAATAACCCAAATTTTTGGCTCTGTGGATGTTTGCGAACTTAGCAAGGCTTCTGATATTGTAATAGCAGCACAAGTTTTACCTACACCAACACCGTGATATAGAAGAAGACTTTTATATGGAGTTCTATATGATATATATTGACTTACAAAGTGCTGATACAACATCTTTTCAAATTTGCCGCATAATTTATTAGATACGGCATCAAAATCCCTAACATTATCTATTTCAGGAAAGTCAGGTATTTTGTGAATTGAAAACTCCTTATTATTTGAAATTTTTGAGGTAAAATATGGGTCATCTAAATCAGGATAATACAATTCAAAGTTGCTCTTTGGAGACTGCTGCGAATTCTGCGAATGCTGCGAATGCTGCGAATGCCTTGATGAAGAAGAAGATGAAGAAGACGAAGAGGAAGACGATGGAGAAGACGATTTAGGTGGTGTAGGAGACCTATATGATTTTTTAATAGGCAATTTCTTTTGCTGCTTTTGCTGCTTTTGCTGCTTTTGCTGCTTTGGTGGCGATGATGGCTTTTGCGGAGACTTCTTAGATGATGTCTGTTTTTGTCCAGGTATTTTTTTAGGTCTACCTCGTTTACCTACAACGAGTTTGTCGCATTTCCAGGTTATTTTATTACGAACTGTTCCATCCTTGCATTTTTTAACACATCTTTGTGTATGAGGATTTAGTTCTTCCCCTTCTTTACATTCTTTGATTTTATTCATATATTCTTCTATTTAGATTAAAGAAGATTTATAATATCAATGTGTCATTAATAATATTGTGAACTTTCTTGAAAATCTCAATTCTTTCAATATTATGGTATTTAATATGCGATAATACCTCATTATATGTAAGCCATTTAATATCCCTAACTTCCCTAACTTGTTCAAGACAATTATTATCTAAAAATATTCTTGATTTTTCCTTCACAATTTTTGCGATATAATAAACATGTTTATAAAGGATATTATTAGTACCAAAAAAGATTTCTTGAAAAGGATATATTTCCTTAATTATCTGAATATCATCTTTGTATAGCTGTGTTTCTTCACAAAACTCTCTTACAGCACAATCAATATCATTCTCGCGTATCTTCTTTCGTCCCTTAGGAAATCCCCATTCTTGCTCTAAATAGCTACACTTTACTTTGCTTGATTTCAATACATTAATAAAATTGTTGTTATTAATTACATAATCAAATTTTGCTTTAGATTCAATATATTCCTTTGTATGCTTAAAAATATTTTGAGATGTTTGACACCAAGTATAATTCCATATAGTATCAAAAGTGTTTTCTAAAAGCATCGTCTTTTCATTTTCAGTCATATAATCAATAAGTTGTTTAATATAATTAAAATCATTTTGATTATACTTCCCTCTAACAAATTCCATAAATGCCAAACTATCTTTACGCTGAATCATAATATATTTTACTTCTCCATTTTCTATCTTATAACAGATAATACCAAAACTCATTATAGGATGCAAGCAATCTTTGTATAAATGCCCATTTATACCGCAATTTCTACATATTTGTGGGCGAAAATATCCAGTGCGCTTAGTATCATCTTCTTTATTTTTCATAATTATAAATTAAAACATTAATATATAATATTGATGATTTCTTAAATATCTTTATTATAATAGAGGTTGGCAAGGTAGGTCAACTATGACAACAATACAATATTTTCCAAGTTTGTACGATTATACAGGAAGAGCAACTATATCAAGAAATAAACAAAGAAAAAATATAACAAATTTTATATACGAATGGAAGAGTGAAGATGATGCCCTTGAATATTTTGATTTATATAAGAGCGATGGTTATTACAGATTAAATTACAATATTATTAACTATTTATTATTAAACCATCAGCAATTATTTCTTAATCATTTAACAAAAAAAGAGTTATTAGATTTTATATGGTTTAATAATATATTTTATCACTCTAATGCAAAAGTTAAGAAATACGAAACCTATATGAACTCAAAAGGAATAGATATAAAACAATTTTTTCAAGAGCAATTAAAGAATATATTAATATTAGCTAATGCTTTGTCATCACTACCACGGATACCTGATGTGATAGTTATGCCGCGGTATAATAAATCAAGAGAACACAAAGAAAAATTAATTTTATATCGCGGATTTAATTATCCTCAGTGTAAAAAAATGTTATATAACATAACAAAAGGAAGTGTAATTACAACAATTACATTTTTATCAACATCAGTACAGGAATTAATAGCACTCAAATATTCTTTTAATTACGACGATGATGTTAGAAAACATATTGTATGGAAAATTATTATAGACAGAGAAATGTTAGATATATTTAATTACACATTTATATCAGATCCTTTCCATATACAGGATAATTTAGAAACGCTATTTGCAAGAAATAATATAGAGTGCGAGTTTATACTAAATATGGGGGCGCTTTTGGAATGCATTGATATAAGGGTTCATCCTTATTTTCCAGGCTATCATATGAGCGGTTATAATATTAAAGAGAAAAAAAAGGGATATACAGAATATATATTTAAATTTGTTGGTTGGAATCGCGAATATGTTGAGCGTATTAGTAGAAATATGAGTGCATATATTGAATATCTAAAATAGGCTTATTAAATATCTAAAATAGGCTGAATTTATCTACATTTGAATCAGAGTAAGGAGACACATTCTCATTCATTTTTGGGACACTGTTAACAGATGGGGATGGTCGCATAGGAGCTTTTATAGTATTATTAAAAGCGGAATCTAAGGGGGACAAGTTATCTGATGTATCAAATCCAGTATATTCACCATTTGCAGGCGAAGCAGGAAGAGTTTGATTAACATTCATATATTGAGATTGTTGAGGAATAGGAGGTTGAGTTTGCGGGGGTACTGGAGGTTGATATTGGTGAGGCATTGGTTGCTCAGGGCGCTGTTGCTGAGGCGGTTGAGGCGGTTGAGGCGGTTGAGGCGGCTGAGGCGGTTGAGGAGCTTGATACATTGATGGTTCAGGGTTTTGCACTTGGCGATATTGAGATGATGAATTCTGTAATTCATTTTCTTGTTCTTCATAAGATTTCATTATATTTTTAGCATAATTATTAGCGTTAGTATTATCAGTAGTATCATCAATCTTATTATTTGCTATATCCTCGGTAATTCTTTCATTTGCTAAATCATAAGTAGTCATAGATATGAATAGGGATATTATAATCATTATACAATAAAATATAATCATAATCGCTAATACCCACGCGAGAGCCCAGCACCACCAGCGAGTATTATAGTTTCCGCCAGTAACGATACATGTTAGCTCAAAAAGAGACATTAATATTGAAGGAACAGTAATAATTATTATAAATATTACAAATACTATTCGTTGCTCTATAGGGATTTTGCTGCTTGTGAAAAGAATTGATAAGCATATTATCAATATAGTTATGAAAAGAGCGACGCCCGCATACTTTGATTGCTCCGAGCCTAAAAATACATCACTTAAATTTGTTGTAGTTGAAGCAGGCATATTATATATATATTCTAATATGATAGAAAGAAAAATAAAAAATGATATTCGTAATTATATAAATATATAATCACAGTATAAATATAAATATGGGCATACCTTATTATTTTTATTCCTTAACGCAAAAATACAATACTATTATTTCAAGTAATAAACCAACAGGCTTGGATACTTATTGTATTGACTTTAACGGTATTATACATAATGTAGCTCAGGATATTATTAAAAAATACAAAGATACTGCAGAAACTGTTAATAATATTGAAAGCGAGATTATTGAAGGAGTTTGGAATCGGATAAAGTATTATATTGAAAATTACAAGGCATTCAAGTATATTATTTGTGCTGACGGAGTCGCTCCTCTTGCTAAGATGTTTCAGCAAAGAAAGCGCAGATATTTGAATATTTATAAAAATATTTTAGATAAAGTTGATATTATTTGGGATACCAATGCGATTACACCAGGCACATTATTTATGGAGAAATTAAACACATATATTAGGAGGAATATTAATGATGACCGCAATAAAAAGAAAATAATTTACAGCGGTAGCGATGAGTGTGGCGAAGGAGAGCATAAAATATTCAAAAAAATCAAAGATATGCCAATAGATGACAAAATAATCATTCACGGGCTTGACGCTGATTTAATTATACTATCTCTAATGTCTCATAAGGAAAATATATATTTAATGAGGGAAGTCAAAGATCCTCATACAAATGAGACAGTATTCAATTATTTAAATATCAAAGAATTACGCAAAGCAATATTATGCGAATTAAAAAGAAACTGGGATATAACCTTTGAGACCGGTAGCAGCGGTAGCGAAGATAATGATTTGATAGAAACATATTGCACTGCATGCACTATATTAGGAAATGACTTCATCCCGCATTTATTAACAATTGAATTAAAAAACAATGGCATAGATACCCTTTTATCAGCAACAAAAAGATCTATTATAACCAATGGGCTATTAGTAAATAATGGGCTAATAAATCATAATTGCCTTATTGATATTTTCAAGGATTTAGCGAATACTGAAGATGAAGATATTCATCGCATTTGTGAAAGATACATTAAGAAGAGACCTCCTGATAACAAGAATATGCAGAGTGCACCAAGCGCGCCAAGCGATTATTATGGGTTAAAAAACAAAGATCCACTAATAAACACTATTTATAATAGCCCCAATAGATGGCGTCAAGAATATTACAGAATTATATTTGACAATAATATATCAATTGATTCTACAGTTATGTTTAATGCTTGTAATAATTACATCAAGGGTATCTATTGGGTATATTCATATTATAAAGGAATGGACATTGATTGCGAGTGGTATTATCCTTACAATTACCCACCTACTATAAAAGACATTCTAAATCACTCAATTGCAAATGATGTTCCCGTACTAAACTGTAATAATGAGTTTGTTCCATCATATATTCAGCTATTAATAGTGCTTCCCAAATATAGTGTTAATTTACTTTCTAAAAAACATCAGCGGTATATGCTTGATATATACGCCGGTCTATTTCATATGTACCCGGCAAAATATAATATTCAAACATTTCTCAAAACACAGCTATGGGAATGCTCGCCTATTCTTCCGTTAATTAATTTAAATTATATAACTCGTGTTTTGGAATTGGAAAATAATTGCTAAGCACATACTAATAATTAAAATAGCATATACATATAGATAAATAATATGCGTTCATCAACAAAAAAATCTTCTTCAACTAAATCAAAAACATCACCAAAAATAACTTCACTAATAAAAACACCACAAGGTGTAAAAAGAGAAAGTACAACACTTATGAATATACCAGATGATATATTAACAGTTCTTTATAAAAATTTAAATATTTCACAACTAATGATTATGTATAGATTAAATTCTTCTTTTTCTACTAAAAAAGGAGCGATGATTGATGTAGAAATACTTGATTTAACAAATATTAGAATAAACGAGACAGTTATTAAATTTATAGAAGACAATATTAATAAATTACAAATAAAAAAAATAATATTAGATAATATATCTTTTGCGAACGATGAGGTTTTTAATGCATTTATATTAAGCATAAGGTTAATGCATTTAGCAAACCATTATAAAAATGTTGAGGAGTTAGTAATCACTAATTTTGATGCTCCTGAAGGTAAATACATTGATCCTGATGTTGAAACTGTTAATTACTTTTTAACTTTAATAGAAAATATAGGATTTTTTAACAATTTAAAAAAATTAACAATAACTTATACAAATATTATTGAACAACTTGATTGGGACATAAATGGTCGTTTTACATTTACTGAATCTTTTGTTGAATTGTTAGGATATTTAGAAAAATTACAACATTTAATATTTGACTATAATAATATAGAACCAACAGATCTTCAGGAAATAACTAAAGGGGTAAGAAAAATAAATAGAAAAAGGAGAAAGATGAAAATACCTGAAATAAAACCATATGAACGATCCCATAATAATACAATTGATATATAAAAATATAGATATATAGGATATATATATAGGTTATTATACTGATAAGTTGCGTTGGGCACTTAACCATTTTGTAAATATTATAGGCAGTCTGTACCAGTTATTATGAAAATATTCCTTGCTAATATATTCTATGATATCATCTTCCCTCATATTATGGTTAAACATCAAGTTAATAAAGTATGCATTATATTTGAAAATTGTAATAATTTCAACTCTTTTTAATCTTTCTCTTGTATATTCGTAAGTATTGTTGCACCTAATTCTGTCGTCATCTGTAATATTTTCCATATCAATCCCTAAACTCTCAATAATTGATATAATATTTTTTAGACTTATTAGAATTTTCTCTTTATTCAATTTTTGCTCTATTATCATAATTTTTTTTATTTGCGAAACAATATATGAATTCTCTTTGAATATGTTCGCTATTATATTAGCAATATTTGCCTTATATTCTTCATTTATTTTTAAATCAACATCACCTTCCATATCATCAGCATCCCATTTATAAACCATTTTTCTTCCTTTTTTTATAGATATTGCTCTTATTTGCTTAAAATATTTATATACTTTTGCCTTGTCAAAACTAATCTGTATATTCTTATTATTTTGAGCATTCTTACAAATACAAAGCATCATCTTTGCTTTTTCTATATCAATATCTGTAAATGCTACATCATTTGTAAAGATGATCTCACTAAGAAGGTCGCAGTTGATTGTGCTCATTTTATGAATTTAGCTTGGTGTTTGCTTTTCAATCTGTGTATTATTTTTGCTTTGTTTCTGTGTGTAATTTTTTTAAAAAGCTCAATCAATTTTTTAAAATAATTAAAAAAAATAGAAAGAATTTGTTCTAATCCATTTAGAAAAATAAAAAAAATGATTGTTGGAGTGGTTAATGTTATTAGACGCCAACCGAGTGATACCAAGTGATAGCAAGTGATACCGAGTGATACCAAACAAATCTTATAAAATGAGCACAATTAATTATGACCTTCTTAGCGAGATCATCTTTACAAATGAATCATTATTTAATAAGATTGATATAGATAATGCCAAAATCATATCTTGTATCTGTAAGACTGCGAGGATAAACAAGAATATCAAATTAAGTTTTGATAGGGCTAAGGCATATGAATATTTTGATAAGATATTTGACATAGTTATAGATAACTTAATGTATAAAAGGAAAGAAGAATATATGAAACGCGAAGAACTGAACAAAATTTATGGCGAGGAGTATAGTATTACATCGCGTCTTGAAGAAGTTATAAGTAAATTGAAGGAGGAGAATGAAAATGTGCTTTATGGATTTAGGGAGTTAATTGTTCTTGAATTTAGAGAATTTATTTATAATTATGAAAACTGTAAGGGCGACAGTACCGATATTAAATATAATTTAGATTATTGTATTCAATATAATCTTGTAGTTAATCATTTTGATTTCTATGAGTATTATGAAACACATACTTATGACCCATTGCATTTTGTGTTAAAGCCCGGAAGTCTCTACGACTTTGCGAGTGCTTAGATACGTATGAATGCAATGAATGCGATGAATGCAATGTAATTTATATGTGTATTTATTTTTTATATTTATATTCTAATATAAAATTAGAAAGTATTTAAATTTGATGGATATATTCAAAGATATTTCGCGTTTTAATAATATAAGTGATTATTTACCAATTATAGCTGCAATTCTTATTGTAGATATTGTTGGTATTATTTTATCATATTCAAATATATTAGGTAAATTTATAAAATTGTGGTATCAACAATTTCTATTGTCAGCAGTCTTAGCAGATGTTCTTGTAATATTTTTAGTTGTAATCATAGCAAGGGCAATATATTATTATATTTTTGATAAGTTTTCAATAATATATTTTATATTAGTTATGCTTGTAATACAAATAACCCACGACATACTGTTCTATATAATGATTAGACAAATTCCAAAAGGTTCAAATAAGGTTATTGATATTTTCAAGGATTATGCTGATGAAGTATCGTATAAAGCAATAATTGCAGATAGTATAATGATTATTACGACAGGTTTAATAGCATCTTATCTTGCAAACTTTGATGTAAATACAAATATTATACTAATAATCCTATTAGTATATTTATTACAATTTATTTTGCATACATAAGAAATTACTAAAAATTGATAATTATGTTTAATATAAATAGAAACTATGACTATGACTACAAGAATGTATGAATGTGTAATGGTTGAAGATATTCACGAGAGCATCTATGATATTTGTGAAAGTATATATGATAATATGTGTTATTGTGAAAGTAATTTTAATGAGGATAATATAACATTGATTCAGGATTTAATTAATTTTGTGGAAGACCGTATAGAAACCATATCAAAATATGATATGAATACTATTTTGGTATGGTACGGTATTGATAATGCGGTTGTTTCTTATAATGACCATTATGGATTAAATAATATTAGTATAAATGAGTTCACGAAATCGCTTATTATATTCTTAGTTATTCAATCATTTAGAGTGGAAAGTGTTGACGAATTAAATACAGCGCCGCAGTCGCAGCAGTCGCAGATTCAATAAATATACAGTGTTATATAATTATATATTCTTCGCCATCTATGCTATCATTAACTTCTACTATATCACAGCAAATATCTGTAGTATCATTAATGTCATTAATGTCTAAATTAGTTAATTCGCTAATATTTTCTGCTACAATATCATTATGTTTTTTATCACTTATTTTACTATTAATAGAAGCTACATTATTGATATTGATAAAATTGTTATTAACTTTTATTAAACGCACACCTTTTTTTGTCTTATATATTTGAAATTCTTTATTGCTATATACATATTTCTCATTAGTCAAAGTTTTCTGGGATCCCATAATTATATTGAATATTTATTTTCTAAAGGATTAAGCATATTATATACTTAATACTTAGTATATATAATATACAATGTAATTTAATAAAAATCCTATCTTTAACATCAAGCCAAAATATTAAAATTTTTTATTTAAATCCTCATTAAAAAGATAAAAATTGATAGTCTTCTCTAATTTATATAAAGATTAAACAAGTAATATATACAACAATGAACGTACTCCTCGCTAAGAACTTTGATGTTGACAACCTCAAGTATTCGGAACTCAAGGTTATGAAATCCGGTGCAAAGTCAATTTATCTTAATTATAAAGGTGCTAAAGTAAATCTTCAAACTCCTATTCTCAATATTCCTTATGGAGTAAATGATAATACGCAGTTTATTAATAAGGATGAGGCAAGAAAGGATGAGGAGCGTAAGTATGATATTACTGTGTCGTTTAAAGGAATGGATGAGAATCCCAAGATCAAGCAATTTCACGATAAAATGAAGGAATTGGAGCAAAAGATCATTGATGATGCTTTCACTAATCGTCTTGTATGGTTTAAGAATAATTATAGTGGAAACAAGGATGTAGTATCTAATATGTTTACTCCTATTGTAAAGCACGACAAAGACAAGATTACTGGAGAATATGCTAATAAATATCCGCCAACTTTCAAGGCGAAGATTCCTTATAATTCGCTTGAGAATAAGTTTGACTTTGATTGCTATGATATGGAAAATAATGAAACAGTCTTTCACGATATTCTGGGAAATCTCAAGGGTGGAAAAGCTCAATTTATTATTCAGCTAAGCGGTATCTGGTTTTCTGCTGGTATGTTTGGTTGTAGCTGGAAGATTGTATCTGCTAAGTTTCAGCAAATCAATACTTCAAAAATCACATTTGTCGCGGACAGTGATGATGAACATGCTAATGTAGATGATGATGAAGACGATGACGATGATATCTCAGTTGATAATGAAGTTATCTCTAAGATTTCACAAAAACAAGTTGCATCATCTCTTGAAAAGAAAACACTTGTAGAAAAGCCAGTAGTTGCAGCATCAAAACCTGTTCATAAAGTTGTTCCTACTGAAGAGGAAGATGAAGAAGATGAAAGTAATGAACTTGATAATGTTGAAGAAGAAGGCGAGGATGAAGCAGTTCAAGAAATTAAACAACTTCAAACAGCTCAAGCAGCTCAAGTAGCTCAAGCAGCTCAAGAAGTCAAAGTAGTTACTCCAGTTCCAGTAGTTCAAGCAGTTCAAGCAAAGAAGGTAAACCCAAAAAAGAAGGTGTAAG